TCACGAGCAACTCCAAACGAACGGATCAGCACCCGATTCCAACTTTGCTCCAAGATTGGCCGGACACAAGCTCTCCAACTCCTTCGAGAAGTCCACCGCCGGGTGCGTGTACCCCTGGTCATCAACATAGTGCCGCATCGCCACCGTCACCCCCTCCGCATGCCCCAACTGAGCACTTGCGTTCCGCGGATCCCCCGTCACCCCGGCCACATGCGTGGCCGCCGTATCCCGCAGATTCCCGAACTGCAACCACTCCAACTCCGAACCGCGCCGAGCCCTCAACAACGCGCTATCAGCAGTGCTCAACCGCACTACCTGCCCCAACATGCTCACAAAGATGTGCGCATCAGCCTCAACCTCGCCCGCCATCCGCCACCATGCCCGCACCACCATCGTCAACCAGCAGGGCAACACCAGATAGAAGTCGTTCGACACCTTCGACTTCTTCGCCGACTTCCGGTACGGCTGACGCACGTACGCACCCTTACGCGCAACCATCGTGCCGCACACATGCAGGGTGATGTTCGGCAAAGATTCATCCTCCAACCCGCGCAAATCACACCAGCGAACCGCCAGCGCCTCCCCGGGCCGCAAGCCCGTCCCCAAGATCAGAAGCACCATCGGCAGCAGATAACGCGCCCGCTTCTGACCCTCGCCGATCACCGGGCACAGCAGCTCACGCTCCTCCACTGTCAACGCCCGCTGACCACCCCCACCCTGCACCGGCCGCGGCACCGGCAGCATCGGGCTGTAGTCGAACAGGTCACTGCTCAACGTGAGGAACTTGAACACTCCCGACAGGACCGTCCAATGATGCCCAGCCACCCCGGGAGAGGTCTCAGCCAGACTCTCCAGATAGTCGGCCAGGAACGACGGCTTCCCCACCTCCCCTATCGACAAATCCCCCAGCGTCTTCATCAGCTTCAACGCATCCGGCTTCGCCAGCGGGCCGTCGCCGACATAGATCGCGCGATGGAAGGTCAACAGGGACTGTTCAGTGATCTGCCCCGCCTCGGCCTTCTTCTGCTGCCGCGCATAGTAGGCGTCGAACGCCTTCGCCATCTTGTCCGTGGCCTTGAACGCCTCCTTGCCGGTGGCGCGAGTGGTCGAGCTACCCTTGCGGCGGTTACGTTCGAAGTTCTGATGCCAATCGGCCAGGCACTCTCTCTTGGTGCGCCCAGAGCCACTGGTGCGGACGTAGGCGCCATTGAATGCTCGGTGGCGGACCCGGTCCAACCGCCAGACCCCATCCACTTTCACGGGGTTCAGTTTGTGCGGGGGCGGGAGCGCGCCGGGCTCCATCGCTACTTGCGCCATGTGTCGTCCTCGAAGTCCGAAAGCTCACGCCGCCGCGCGCTGCCGCTGCTCCTGCCACGCCTGTACGTCCGTGGCCAGGTACCGGTAGCGGTTGGCGACCTTGAAGCACTTCGGCCCCTTCCGCGGCTTCATCTGCGCCCAGTTCTCCAGGGTCTTCACGGAGAATCCGGTGATCTCGGCGACCTGGCGACGGGTCAGCCACGTGCAGTTCGGGTTCATCACAACCTCCAGGGGAACGGCGACATACTGTCAAGTACAGTCAACTATATACACAGTACTTCACTGCATGGAAGGAGGCTAGAGAACGCAGGAAGGGTTGGGCAGGGCGGGCCCGCGGGCGGTGAAGGTCACACAACGCGAGGGTCTAGTGGTTGCGGCGCCGCTCCAGCACGCTCACGATGAGCGCGCGAGCCTTCTCCCCCGTAACCGACTGCTCCGCGAGCAGCTCGAACGCCTGCGCGTACATAGCTACCTCGCGCGGCTGCGTCACCTTCAGCTCCGCGGTGATCGTCTCCACCGTCACCAGCCGGTCGTCGAACATGACGAAATTCGTAGTCTGCATCGGAATCTCAGCCGTCGCCGGGACGATACCGAGGATCAGGCGCGGAAGACTCGACACCGCCACCAGTCGGTCCATCTGCCCCGCCATCACATCCACACTGCCCACAGTCGTCCACAACGCCTGCTCAGCGATCAAGATGTGGAAGCGGCGATCCCCCCGATACAAGAATTGCTGGCGCTCCATCCGACGCGCCACGCCCTCCTCCACGTCGTCGACGGGCAGGCGGTGGCGGGCGGCCGAGAATTCGAGCGTCGCGCGCGCGTACTCCGACGTTTGCAGAATCCCCGGGATCACCTGGTTCTGGAAGATTCGCGTGTGCTTGGTCTCCTCGGCCAGCCGCACCAGCTGGGCTTGACTGCGGCCCTGGCCGCGTGCGAGCAGGCGCCGCATCTCCATGTAGGCGCCGTCGAGGTTGTGGAGGGTGGCGAGGAGGTCTTCGAGTTGGTCGAGTGCGCCCGCGTGCAGGCAGTAGGCGCGGATGTCGTCGTCGGAGGGGCGTAGCTTCCCGTACTCGATCTTGGAGACCTTGGATTCATGCCATCCGACGAGAGCGGCCATGCCGCGGCCGGACAGTCCTGCGCGGCGCCGCAGTTCGCGGAGGCGCCGTCCCAGCGCCTCCCGAGCCTCGTGCGGATTGGTGGTCAATGGCCCAGATAGTCGCGGTACGGGGTGGCGGAAGACCACAGGCGGTCGCGGATGCCGCGGCAGTAGGCGGCGATGTGCGGGTCGCTGGTGATCGCGAGCCCTGCGGGGCGGCCGTCTGGGGTGACGAGATTGAAGCCGACCCGGGTGTCGTCGAACAGCCACCAGTCGTCGGGTGGGATGTCGCCTGCGAGGTGGCGCGGGAGATAGCGGATGTCTTCGCCGGCGTCGACGTTGCTGCCGGTGATGGAGAGTAGCCAGCGGTGGTAGTCGGTGTGGGGGACGGTGACGACCCGGACCCGGCTGACATGGACGCCGCGGCTAGTGGTTTCGCGCATGAATCGGGTCCAGGGGCGGTCGCTGTAGTCGTCTGGGTCGGGGTCGCCGTCGAGGAAGCGTCGGAAGGCTTCGGATTCGGTGGGGGTGGTGTAGCTGTCGCGGACTTCTAGATGGAAAGCCGCGTGTCGGCATTCCCGGAAAGGGTCATCGGCTTCGTCTCCGGTCAGCAGCAGCACCGTAGAACGTCCTCTCTACCTTCGGCACCTCGATCGCGGTCTCGCCGGCCGCCAACGTCAGCTGTCCCAGTGTCTCAGCGTCGGTGATCGGTCGGCCGGACAGCGTGAAGGTACCGCGCCCGGTGTCGGTCATGGTCGCACCAATGTAGGTGTCGGGTTCGGCGAACCCGGTGAGGAGGTGGGGGATTTCGACGACATCGGGGGTGTCGGTGATCCAGCCTTGGACGAGGTAGGTGCCGCGGTCGGTGGCGTAGAGGGTGGGGCAGTCGCGGTCGGACGAGCCGCCTTTGCCGAGGAAGGTGAGGAGCATAGTTTTCTCCTGGAGGGGTGGGTTTGCGTACCCGGTTATTCCATCACCAGGGTTGTCGCAAGTTCTTGCTAGATTGTCTCGAAGTGTTGCAAGTTTTTGCAAGATCCTGGCTCGCTGGTGCACGCGCTCCCTAACCTCACAGGCGGGGCGCCCGGGGTCGGTGCCGCCGCCCCGGCCCCGGGTTAGCCCTCCCACATCTGAATCAAAGGGGAAAGGCGGCAGGCTCGATGGACATGCATGAAGCGCGCGTCATGGCCGCGCTCAACGAACAACCAGGTAAGCAGCTCACCATCGCGGAGCTGATCGACAGCACAGGCGACAACCCCGCCCACGTGCGGCGGGCGGTGAAAGCCCTCGCCGACCGCGGCCTCCTCGCCGAGGCCACCCGCGGACGCCCCTCGTCCTGGCAGATGAGCGCTCGCGGCGTTTCGTTCGCCAAGACCAAGCGCGGCCACGCTGTGCTCGACGTCCCACCGATCGGGGTTGCGCGATGAACCTCGACACGCTGGTGCTCGACCGCATCGCCTGCAGCAACTTCACCTGGGCGGGCGAGAGCGACACCAACGCCCACCACGCCATGCAGGTACATCGGGAGTGCTCGGTCGGCACCTGCGCCGCAAAGACGGCGGCTTTCGCCCGACTCAAGGCGGCTGGACGACTCACCCCCGATTCCGGGCGGGCGCGGTATGCGTGACGACATCGGCGAATGCGGGAGGTCGATTCAGCTCGCGGACGGCACCTGGGGTGTTGTCGACGAGGACGGCTGGATCGAAGTCGAGAGCCATCATCCCACGCTCCCAGACCGTTTCCAGGAGCGTCTTCGCCGTCGCCTACGCGCGGTGGACGACCCGCACGAGAGGAGGTGAGGACATGATGAAGGTGAGGTTCGAACCCGGCCCGGATGGGTCAGCGAACGACAACTGGAACGAGCCCCTGAACAGCGGGGATGACGGCCAGGACTGACCGGTCAACAAGGTGAAGCGCCCGACCCTGCTGCAATCAGGGTCGGACGCTTCACTTCGATTCTGGCTCGACACGCTCCCGCAGCGCATACGAGGGGACAAGTTGTTGCCGCAATCGCAGCGGGCGGCCGTCGGCATAGCGCACGTCGAAGTTCACCAACCCCATCCAGTCGCCCTTTGCGGTCGGGATCCAGCCGTGGAGTAGTCCCGGCACCTCCCCGGACATATCCACGCCAGCAGTGTTGTTGCGGATGGGTAGGCCAGGGTTGCGGACCATGATCGCGTCCAAGCGCACCCAGACCAGCTTCGGGCGTTCGCGGTGACCCCAGAGGTCATTCGTGACAGCCGGCTCCCAGCCCTCCACATGGCCTGTCTCGTATCGGGCAGTTCCCATTTGCGGCTACTCCGCTTCGATTGAGATGGAGCATTCCCATCGCCGCCCGCGTCGCACCCACGCGGTACGGGGCGACGGCGGAGTGCAGAAGGCCTCGCACGCTGCGCCGCGCAGCACGGCCATGTCCGTGTCGGTGACACCGTGGTGTGGCCAGATCTGGATTCGCGGCCCGTCAACGACTACGTGACCGAGTTCGCGCCACCATCGCCAGCCGTGATCGATCCAGAAGATGACGCGCCCATCAGCGGGTTCGATGCTGATGCCGAACGCGGCGAGAAGAGCTGTTGCGTCCCCCTCGACATGCATGCAGTCGAAGTCGTCGAAGTGCCGGACCCGCACGGTACCCCCTACCTCTACTCCCCAACCCGGAATGTCGAACACATGTTCGAGAGCTTAACGAATCTTGGCGGCCGAGTCACCTAGCAAACGGCCAGAACGACAAAGAGCGCCCCGCTCGTCCAGCATCGCTGGGACGAGCGGGGCGCTCTGAGGTGTAGGGATAGTCTGGGCCTATGCCGTACCGGGAAGGTGACAAGGTGCTGATCGGCGCCGGTGGGACGCAAGTGTTCGCAGTGGTCGAGGTCGACTACCTGGGCGACGCTAACCGGGTGCTGATCCAGTCCGTCGACGACGCTCCGGGGGTGTATCCGTTTCCTGCGCGTGTCAGCGAACTGCGAGCAGCCGACCAGCAATAATCGTCAGGTGATGCGCACGTAGCTGCTGGTGTTTGTCTGCGCTGTCGGCCTCGACGTGGTGTTACCGCCGTCAGCCTCCAACCGGATCAGATCGCCAGCGGTCACCGACACGCCTGTCGCTGTGACGGTGGCGGTCGCGCTGCCATTCCCTGGGACCGACACAGGGTCGCCGGTGGCGAGGATCGCGCCGGTGGTCTGGTTCTTCAACCGCATCGTCACATTGCGGGCGAAAGCACCTGACGCCGTCCACACGACCGACGCCGACACCGTCTTACCCGTGCCAGTCGATTGCACGACCAGGTCGCTGCCCGAGACCGACGAACCGGGATAGGCCACGGTATCAGCCACCCAGCCGGTCACCGGGACGAACCCGCTCGTCAGGCCGGAGAAGGTGCCGCTCTTGGTCATCGATGACGGCGTGAAGATCGACGCCGCCGCAGACAAGGTGCCGGTGCCGCTGAATCCGGCGGTCGCGGTCGGAGTGACCGAGGCACCCAGCGCAGCGACCGCGGTGAAACCGGCACTGGCCGATGCGACACCGAGGGCTGCCAGTATCCCGGCCGCCGTAAACTGCGCGGTCGCGTGCGGGATCGCTGACGCCGACAGTGCGCCGACCGCTTCGAACCGCGCGTCCGCTTCGTTGGTCGGGACGACGAGGGTGCCTTCAGCGGTGAATCCCGCAGTGGCGGCAGCGGCAGACAAGGCTTGCAGTACTGCTTCGCCGCCGAAGGCTGCGACCGCGTGCGGGACCGCGACCGCGGACAGCACGCCTTCACCGGTGAAGGGCAGGATCGGTGGCGGCTTGTACAGGAGCGCGATCGGCAGCCGGGCGCGTGTGCTGGCGGGGAGGGCGCCGCAGCTGGTGGATGTTCCCGGCAGGGCGGCGCGTCTGCGTGAATGTGCGGGAAGCATGGGCGGCTCAGCTCAGCGCGAAGCTGGGCGTGACCTTGATGGTGCCAGCCGAGTTGATGGTGATGGCGGGGTTGAGCGCGCACTTGTCGTAGAAGGTGCCCGCGCTCGACGCCGACCACAGCCCGGCGTGCGTGTAGGTGCCGGCGGGGGCCGTGAATGACAGCTCCGACATCGACAGGGCGCCACCGCTGCCGGAGGTCCAGGTGCCCTGGACGCGGACGTACCCGCCGCCAGTGGCTTCACTGGCGCCGGTGGTTCCGGGATCTGCGGTGTGCAGGGACACCCACACCTGGGCGGTCCCTGAAAGGGTCTTGTATGCGTCGGCGAGTACTTGCCGGGTCGCGGCAACGGCAATTGCCATGATTCACCTCGGAAACCCCCGTGACGGCTCGGCGGGTGGCGCGTTTGAGCGCGCGGGCAGAAGCCGCGAAACAGGGTGGGAGAGTTTGGATTCAGTCGCGGACGACGTGTCCGCGGTACCAGCAGAAGTCCGCGCCGTCGCTGTAGTGGACGTAGATGCGATAGGTGGCGGGAATGTTGATGGTGTCGGCGACCGCGGCGTCGACGTCCCAGCCGATCGCGTTGGAAGTGACTGTGGCTGGCCATTCAGCGGCGATGTCGCCGGCCCGGTCGTAGATGACGAGTGCGCAGGTGGTGCCCGCGGGAACGGTTTCGCCGGGCGGCATCACGATTTCGTGTATGAAGTCCTGGCCGGTGACGAGGACGAGTGCGTCGACGAGCGGCTGGTGTCCGATTGTCATTTCGTGTCCCCTCGCAGGGAATGTCCACCCGCTACGTGGGAAGTGGCGGGGTGGTGTCGATGTAGGGGCCGCGCCATTCGGGGTCGCCCTTCATCAGGGCGGTACGCAGGTCTGAAAGGAAGCAGCCGTGTCGGTCGTGGTCGCGGTAAAGCCGGTCGTAGAGAGCGCTATTGAGCAGGTCCGAGGACAGTTCGAAGGTGGCCTTCTGAAGTTCCTGGATCTCGACGAACCACCTCAGCGCCGCGGTGCCTTTCGCGACGGTGGGCGGACGGCGTCCTTTCAGCCATTCGTCGTCGGGGTTCCAGTCCGGGTCGTCAGCGAGGATCGCGTCCACCAGCGCCGGAACGACCCGGTTGTACACGAATTTCACGTCATCGGGCAGGTCGGTGTAGCGGCGGTGCCGGGTGATGCCGAGCTTGTCCATCGCCAAACCCCACACATACTCTTTGACGAACCGGAGCGGATCGTCCGGGTGCTGGAGCGGCGGCACAGTGTCTGACCAGTCGTCTCGCGGCATCTCACTCCTCCCGCAAGAAAACGAAGGGCACAGTCATCGGATCGTTGTTCCAGTGCTGATTCACGGCAGGTAGTGATGACGGCAGGACACCGCCCGAGGCGACGTCGGTCCAGCAGTACTGGTAGTACGGGAATTTCGTTCCGTTCCATCTGCCGGTCTTCTTGATGCGTGCGCCCAGATACGATCCGGGAGCCTGGAGTCCGCTTACGATCTGGAGCAGGATGACCGCGTAAATTTCGTCCTGCTTAGCGGTGATCGTCACGCCCATGTCGAACAGGAACTCGGTCAGCTGGGTGGTGACCTGCGGTTGGATGTTGGCGGCGGCCAGAGCGGGCGTCAGCAGGGTCAGTGTGCCGGTCACTTGGTCGCATTTGTAGACGCCGATGTGTGCGCGGGTGACACCGAGAAAAGTGGCGTTGTCCCCTGTCGCGAAACCGACGTGCCGTAGCTTGGCGTCACGCTGCATTCGAATGAACGCGCACTCGCCTTCGTTGCCGTCCGGCTGATAGTCCGGTGTTTGCGTCAGGTTGTGCGAGTGAGGGTTGTCACCGGATCCGCCCGACCCTGTGCTCCCCGCTGTGCCTCCGATCAGCTGCGAACGCGGGAAAGAGCAATGCTCTTTCGGGTTCATCGTCGACCACATCGCCATATCGACCGGCGTCTGCGCGAAGGTCGGGCGCTGCGCGATCGGCTCCTTGACCTCGGAATTGTGGTCGTTCTGAGCTTTCGTGAACGAAACCTTCGCGCCCGCCTTCAAAGAAGCCTGCACATCCTCGGCGGTCGAGGTCTGCAACGCTCGGAAAGCACCCAGCTCGATACTGCCGTCAGGTGTCGGCTGATTGGGGGCAGTCACAAGCGATCACCCCCTATAAAACGGGTCATATGTCGTTTGAAAATTCCGGCGGAATCGGTGGAGGCTCCGGGCTCGGCACATGTGTGCGGATGAAAGCCAGCAGATCCTTCACATACGCAGTCAGAGCGTCGATGCGGCGGACATCGCGCAGATGCTGCTTGGTGTCCTCGACATGCTGGTCTTCCAGCGCATCAATCCGACGCTCGTCCTCGTCGTGCTGACGCTCCAAAATGTCGACCCGCTTCAGCAGGTCAGTCACCTGACGCATCAGCAGGTCCGAGGTGACCTGAAAATCGGCGCGCTGAGAATCGAGCGAGCGTGCCCGTGGGGAGATGTACCCCACGAGCATGCCGACGCCTCCAGAAATGGCCGGGATGAGCACATCCCACATCGCGGGTCAGCCGATGCTAGGGGTCTTGGCCGCAGCCACACCCAACCCGAGCGCAGCAGACACAACAGCCACGACCGCGGACGCCTGCGCGTCGGTGGCGACGCTGTAGGCGACCAGCAACGGCTGCGCGGCACCCAGCAGGGTGTACAGCCATGTGCGCCAGGTGGCGGTCGAATTCGCGCCGGCGACAGTGAATCCGACCAGCGCGGCGACAGCGCCACCCCACAGGGCGGCGTCTGCGTCGTTGAGCAGACCCAACGTGACAAGCAGAACCTGCACCGAGCCGAGGGTGGCGTAGATGCGGCCACGCACGTCAGCGGTCAGGTCACGGATACGGTCGAAAGACATGGGGTACCTCGTTAATCGTTGAGGGAGGCTGGATTAGGCGGCGTCCGCTACGGGGGTGTCGGGGCCGTCGCCGTGCAGCAGGCCAAGGGTCTGCTTGGGAGTGAAGTAGATGCGGCCGCGCTCGAACTCCTGGTAGCTGCCGGTGTCGAACGGGATCTCGTCCGAGGTCGGCCAACCGTAAGGGCCGTTCTCGAATCCGCTGCGATTCCAGCGGTTGCGGATCTCGCCGTGCACCCAGTAGCCGGGCTGCCCGTAGCGGCGATAGAGGGCGCCGTTCTCGAACCCTTGCACGTCGCCCCAGGGTGCGCCGTCGGGGCCGGTGAGCACCGTGTGGTCCCCGATCGGGTAACCGACCGGCCCGGCCTCCCAGCCGCGTTCGGCCCACGCCTCGAAGATCGCGGCCGGGACGGCGTGCGCGCCGGTGCGCGGGTGCCAGTAGATGTGCCCGTTCTCGAACTCCGCAAATCGGCCCTCGCCGTCGGGGGTAACGTTCTCCCCCACGGTCTTTCGGGCACCGATCCACGCCTTCGCACGCTCGGCTTCCTGGTCGATCATGTTCACCGGTGGCAGCGCGGGTGCGCCGGTCGCGTACTCGCGGACGTAGGCGGCGAAGACATCCCAGGGGAAGTTCCAGCCGACGTCGGTGTGGTCCCCGATGCCAAGCTCGCGGGTGACGTACTTGTGGTCGGAGATGCCTTCGCCGCGGTAGTAGTCCGGGACGATGACGTCGGTGGAGAAGCCGTACTTGTGGGCGTCCTGGACCGCCAGCCATGCCGCGATCCGCAGGTCATGGTCACGCTGAAGCCACTGTTCCCGCGACCATGCCGCGCGAGAGCCGGCAAAGCACAAGTTGATGGTGAAGGCGTTGGCGTCCAGTACCGACCAGCTCGCGTAGTCGGTGTCGACGACGTCGACAACGATGCCGTCCCGCAGCGTGTAGTGGTAGCTCACGCCGTTCGCGGGATTGTTCAGGTAGGCGGCCAGGGATTCGGCCGTGCCGTTGCCCTCCTGAGTGTGGATCAGGAAGTTGATGACGCGGGCGCCCCAGCGGTTGGAGCGGGAGCTGCCCATGCGGGCGATTTCGGTGTACTGCGGGGCTGCCATCAGACGCCCACCTCCGGATACTTGGAAAGAATGGATTTGCGGGGCTTCTTGGACAGGTGCCGCTCGACCATGAGCACCCGCTCGCGCTCTGCGTCGTCGACGGCTTCCAGGTACTCCAGAACCTCATCGACGGTGTGCGCGCACGGATTCCAGCCAGGATCGCGGACCGGCACGTTGGTCACGTATGCGCCGTCACTGGTCACCGGACCCGTCTTCGGGCCGCGCGGCCCCTCCCCCGTGACGCCGTCGACGAGCTGCTCGTTCGACGGGACAACGTCCGGACCGAAGCCGAGCGCCTCGGCCAGCTGACGGCGGGTGTCCTGCGACAGCGATGCGACGAACTCATTGAGATCGAACTGCGATCGATCAGGGGCGTCGATCGGCTCCCACACACCAGGCGACACCAGCCAGTGCGGGTCCGTGTTCCGCGGCTTCTGGTACTTGATCTTGCGTTCGGGTGGGATCACCGATCCGGGCGGGCGCGCGCCGCAGTCCCACTGTCGACGCGACACCTGCCGCAGGTATTCGATCGGAAAGGGCAGCGGCGCGCCGTTCATCCCGGGCAGCCCCGAGTACATCCATAGGAAGGCTTCTTCGGGACAGTTCGGGTTGCAGTTCTCGAAGGTCGGGAACTCTCCCGGCCCCAGCCACGGAGACTGGTCGACTTCCTTCGCACGCTTCGATTTGCTGGACAATGTTGCTCCTGTTACCGGCCGTGTACCGCCAATTGCTGCACCAGCGACCCCAGTTCGGCGACCATCGCCAAAGCGCGTTGACCGCGGTCTTTGTTCTTTTCCTTCTCGCCGATGACCGGCTTCCATTCCGGCGGGGATTCGCGATCCCACGCCAGCGTCAGCTCCCGCACACGGTCCACGTAGATGGTGTGGTCGTCGACATACAGGGTGGTGGGGCCGTGGCCTGCCACCTGCGATCCGATGACCTGTGCGCCGATGCGGTCGCCGATGAAGAAGTGGCCCTTACCCTGGTCGCCGATGAACCACGGGGCGCCGTCACGAATATTGATTTCGTGACTGAACCAGGACCGGGTCTCGTGCAGGGCTTTCCGGATCGATAGCAGCATTTCCAGCGTGTAGGCGCGGTCCGACCCGGAAGCCAGCACTTCGAATGGTGCCGCCCATCCGCCCTTTGTTTTGCGGCCACCACTTTCGACGTTGAACCAGGCGGCGATCGTGTCCCAATAGAAAACCTGAGCGACGGCGTCCACCGCGCCACCAATGGGCGGAATGAAAACCATCGCGGCAATCAGATCGCCCACCGTCTGAATGGTCGCGGAGATCAGCTCGTTCACGAACGGGAATGAGTGCCCGCCCGCTACGATTTGCCGCGCCGTGGACGGCGTGAACGTGAACTTCGACGACTCGATCCCGGTTTCTTCGCCCTCCAGGTAGATCACGTAAGGGCAGGTCTTGTCGGTCAGGCGTAGACCGGGAACCTTGTACGAGTCGGGCACGGTGGGTGAGACGACATCTTCTTCGAAAACGTCGATGAAGTCCTCGGCCCACTGCGCGAACGTCCGTTTCAACCCGAGGAACGGGTCACCGCCATTACTGGTGTCGGTGTAGTAGCCGGATTTGTCGACGATGTCGACGACCAGGCAACCGTTTCGGAGGTTCTGCCCCTCGATAGGCTGTTCGTCTTCGCCAGCGATGAAGCGTCGCACCTGGATCGACAGTTGGGCGTCTTCCAGGATGTCTTTCGCCATGTCGACCCAGCGTTTGAAGCGACTGTTGGGGACCGACCAGATCGTGCCCGCCATCATGTCCTCGGCGAAGGTCGTGGGTTTGACCACGACCGGCCAGTTGGACATGAGCGTCGGCGGCGCCGTCGCATGGTTCATGGGGTCGTCGGGAAGCGCGAAATTGTTCGTGACATTTTCACGCATCAGGTTCAGAAAGAGCGCTGTTTTCAGACCCCAAATCGAGGGTCCGGCCAGGAAGAAGACGCGCGGGAATTGCACGAAGGCCGGAAGGAACGGGTTACACCAGGCGAGGTAGTACTCCAGTGCGGAAAGGTCGTGCAGCCAGCGCACAACCAATACCCACGTGCCATCGTCGCGTTTCTCGACGGTGTGGTCGTGCAAACGTCCCGACCAGCGGGCACCGTCTTTGTCGACGGTGATGAAAACGTGCAGCTTCTCCCCGCGGCCGACGCGAGGCGCTACCTGCCAGATCCATTTCGCCAGCGGGTCATCGATCGGTATCTCGGTGAGCCCGGGACCGACCTCGTTGTCGAGCCATGTGAAGCTGGCCGAGTACTCCGAATCGAGTGTGCCGACCAGCTTCCAATCGCCGGTCCAAATACGGACCTTCGGCGGTACCAGGCGCGCGCGTCGGTCGGCTTCTTCCGCGGCGAGGGTGGCTTCCCAGATCGCGCGGCACTGTTCTTCGGGGGAGAGTTCGAGCAGATCGGTCATCGGCTCTCCCATGCGTGGCCCCAGCGTCGCTGGCAGTAGACTTCGACACGGCCGCCGCCGACAGGCGCGTTTTCAACCTTGACCGGAAGATTGGTTTCCGGGGTTTTCGGTGGGACGACATGCTCGAATGAGATGCCGTTCATGCGGCCTGCCAGATTAGTGCCCGCGAAGTCGCGGACCTGAAGTTTGTCCCGGTAGAGAGTGATCCGGGCGCCGCCCTCCAGCGCGGTCAATTCAGGCAGGGTGATCTTCCGGTTCGCCCATTCCCCGCCCGGCACCCTATGGTGCTTCTTCCCCCTCCAGGAGAAGTCAGGAAGCGTCCACTTGCCGCGGGTGACCACCCATTGCAGCCACATCGGCTGATCGCAGGGGTTGGAAATGGTGACGAACCCTTCCGAGGTTCCGGCCGAGCCGGTCTCAAAATAGTCGTACGGGCTGTTCTCCCATTTGTCTTCGAAGAAGAAGGGCTGGTCCGCGACCACAGCCATCGACACACGCGACGACCGTGTGATGTGCGGATCGTGTTTCGACTCGAATTCGACCGTGTCGTCTTTCGCCAGCCATAGGCTGCGCGTCCCCGATATCGGGGTCGTGATCGACATTTTCGTCAGCGTCGAGTCTGGATCCCACGGGTCAGGTTCGTAATCCCATATGGAATTCCAGTCGTCCTGTAGCTGCTGCCATTCCTCCGGCGTGTCGCCTTTGATGTCGACACCGAAGGTGATGCGCCGCTCTTTGTATGACTTGCCCAGGTAGGTCGAACCCTTCTGAAACGCGCTCGACTTCCGTCGCGTCTGGACGGGTGCGTCGTAGATCCCTTTGATGTCCGAGGACAGAAAGAGCTTCCGCGACGCACCCGCGCCATTGACGATGAAATGCAAGCCGTCAGGACCGAAGAATTCGACGCGGGCAGATTCCCGCATCAACGTGATTAGCCCCTTGCAGTGCCAGTGTGCTGGATAGCGCGCAAGTCAGCGATTTGCTGCGCCTTCCGGAACCCCTCATCAACGTCGCGCGTCTGGATCGTGATGTGGGTGGAGTAGTCGTAGGTCGCCAACTCGGTGCCGGAGCCGCCAGACTGGACCACCTGATTCGCGGTCGCGGCCGGTGCCGGCGCCGCCTGGTATCCGGACTGGGCGAGCGCGCCCGAAGCCTGCGCGGACGCGATACGCGCCTGATGCCAGGCATCCAGGGTCTTGCCGTACTCAGTCACCTCGGACGGGATCAGGCTCCGCGGGTCGGGAAGACCGAGCGGATCCAGCGTCGAGGAAATCAGACCGTCGAACCCCGTCTTGAGCGCGCTGGTGTACCGCTCGCGGGCCTTGTTGCCAACCATTTCCAGGGTGTCGACTCCAGGATTGACAGGCACCCCATAGGTTCCGGGCGTGCCGTCGGCGGAGGTGCCGCCGTTCATCGGCTGCGGCAGCGGCGCCATCTGGCCCGGTACCGGCTGCGGCAGGGCTTGCAGCTTCTGCTCCATGCCCGGCATCTGCCGAATGAACTGCTCGAAGAGCTTCCACTGAGGGTTCGTGAGCACTGCCTCGGGCAGGCCGGAGGCGTTGAATCCCCATGTGCCGTGCGGGAAGATGCCGCCCTGGTCGTAACCATGGCCCTTGCCCCACATGGTGGTGAGGTCCATGCCGTACCGCGCTTTGTAGTAGCGCAACGCCGCGACCATGTTGCTGAAGGGGTCGCGGCGATTGTTCGGCAGCTCCGGATCCCGGTATGCCTCATACGTGCCCGGGATGATCTGCAACAGGCCGACCCCCGCGGCTTCGCCGGTGCCGTTGACGTCCACGATCTGCTGAGCGATATTCGGGTTACCGCCGGACTCCGACTTGATCTGCGCCAGCATCGCGTTGACTTGGTTTTCGTCGTCGGCGTTGAACCCGACCCGGCGCATGGCTTCTTTCGCCATCTCCCGCCAGTGCTCAACACCCCACGCCGGGTCGTAGTCGACGACGCTGCCGCCGGTTTCGCCCCCCATCTTGGAGGTCACCCAGTTGATGACAGTGTCGGCCATCTTGCGGGCGAACGCCCTTGGCATCTGCCCGAACTCGCCCAACTGGTCGAACACCGGCACCTGGTCGGCGAGGCCGCGCAGCGGCTTCGCCAACAGGTTGTCGATCATCAGGCTGCGGCCACTCGACACCAGCCCGCCGACACCCTGCCGGACCCGATCGAACAGCGACCTCTTGTCGTCCTCCGACATTTCGGTCAGGAAATCGTTCGCGGCCCAATGGACATGGTCGCGATGCTGCTCGTTCGTTCCCGACCCGAAATCGAAGGGCCGGCCTTCATCCAGGTTCTGCCAGCCGTCGAGCGGCCAGTGAATCAGCTCCGCCGACTGCGGGTAGGTGGTGTAGATCCAGCGGGCAATCTCCTTCATCGGGCCGCCGAGGTCGATGGCCTTGCCCTGCATGTGCAGGTCGTAGCCGGACCCGACATCCACGAAGCGCTTCGCCGAGGTAAGGATCGCGCCAGGGATCGCGTTGCGCACCAAATCCCACAGATGCACCTGGATCGGGTCCATCGGATCACTGGTCTGGACGATGCCGCCATCCGCGTAACCAGGCAGCGGGCCATCAGGCTTTGCCTGGGTGCCGCCGCCCTTGAGCACTGTCCGACGCATCCGGTACATCGCCTCGTGCCCGCCAGCAGCACGCACCTCGTCCGCGGTCCACACATGCTCGCCACGTGACAGCCGATACAGACCAGCCTTGTCGTCGCGGCCGTTGCCGGGGCCATGAACCGGGCCACCAGGACCGCCCATCGCTCGGGCGCCCACCAGCGGCTTATCGAACGTGCCGCTCTGGCCGACTTCGCCGACGTGATCGATCGGCTCCCACTCAGGCAAGCCCAGCTTCTTGGCCACCCGGTTCCAGATGTCGCCGAAGCCATTCAGGACGTCGATCACCGAGTTGATCGGCCCGCGCAGAGCAGTGGTCACATTCGACCAGGCGTGCCCGATACCGAGCACCAGACCGTCGAAGAAGCCTGGCAGCGTACTCAGCTCGTTCTTGAATTTGCCGAGCACTTCCGGGCCGGTCAGCGTAGTGAAAACTGTCTCGACAGTGCTCTTGAACGTGTTGAACTTGTCGCTGGCGTCATCTTTGAACTCGCCCAACTCGGTGCGGACGTCGGGCAGCATGTTGGTGAACTCGCTCAGCGCGCCACCAGAACCAGTGAAGGAGTCCTTCGCGTCGCTCGCCCAATCGGAGGCGCTGGTTCCCATGTCATAGAACCAGCCGACGACACTGCCAGCCTTGTCGTCGATCGTGTCGGAGAAGCTGTTGAAGGCGTCCTTAGCTGTGTCGATCGCGGCCTTATCCCACGCGAGGACTCCCCGGACGACCCAGCCCGCGGGACTGTTGGTCACGCCCGCGTTCCACATGCCCTTCGCGTAGCCGCCGACCTTCTCGCCCGTCGACTTGTCCTCATCGAAAAGCCCCAGGACGCCGGCAAGCGGCCCGCTACTGAATTTCTCGTCGAGATTCCAGCCATCAACGCGGTCGATCAGCTCGATGATCTTCTCCGCAGCTTTGTACAGCTTGTCGGCGAAGTCCTTTGCCCCGTTGAAGAAGTCCTTGAGCTTCTGCTGTCCCTCCTCCGAGGACAGAAACTCGTTCCACTTCGTCAGCGTATTGGAGATGCTGTCGAGCCAGTCCTCGCCTGCCTCGTCCGAACCCCTGAAGAGGTTCTTGAACAGATCGACGAGCCGGCCGCCGATCTCCATGATCTTTCCGAAGGTTCGGATCGACTCGTCGAGGAAGTCGTGGAACTGCTGCTTACCTTTCGGCGATTCAGCCCAATCGCGGAACCGTTTGGTGATGTTCTCGAACCCCTGCGCGCCCGAGGGCATGAAACCGGACCCGACCTCAGACAGCGACAGGAACCCTTGCAGCAGGTTCTCCAGGCCATTGATCAGAGGTCCGATGGACTTGGCTACGTTGTCGAAGATCGTGGCAAGCTTGTTCCGCGACGCCTCAGTATCCAGGTCCGCGAGCGCGCGACGCACACCGCTGTTGATCTCCGCGGCGATGCCGCCGAGCCCCTCGCGGAGCGTCGGAAGCCAATTCGTCGCCAGATTCGACACCGAGACGCCGAGCTGATCGAACAGCTTCTCCTGCACCAGCCGACGAAGCTCACCATAGGAGCCCTTGAGCGCAATCATCTGCTCGACGAACGCCCGCGCCGCCGGTGACAGCTTTCCGAGAGCCTTCTCGTACTCGTCAGCCGCGTCAGACGATTCGTTCATCGCGTCCGTGACAGCCTGAGAAGCCTCCGCATAGGCGGCCTGCGCGTCGGCCAGAGTCGCGTGCGCGTCCGCAAGAGACTGCCGGGCCTCGTTCTCGGCGTCGATCGCGTCAACGACACGTTCCTTCGCGGCGACGACTTCGTCGGAGCCTTCGACGCCCTTCCGGTTCGCCTCGGCTGCCTGCTCGGCGAGCCGCTGGTTCTCGCGAATCGTGTCCTGCTGGTCAGCAAGCGCCTGCTTCACCGAATTCTGCGCGCGGGCACGGTCGATCGCGTCCGAGTCCGGATCCATGAAGGTCCGGAACAGCTCACGCTGAGCTTCCGCGACCGCAAGCGCTGCCGACTCCTCCGTCAACGCGGTACGACCCAACGCCCGGTTCAGGTCGTCGATGTCGTCCTTCGCCTGCTCACGCGCCCGGTTCAGATCCTTCTGAGCTTGGAGCGTGTGCTTCTGAGCCTGCCGGACGCCCTTCTCCGCCGACTCGATCCCGCGGCTGGCCTGCTCCACCTGCTTTGCCGCCGACGCCTGCTGCTTCTGCGCAGTGGCGACCGCCTTAGCGCGTGTTTCGGCGTCCTTGCCTGCCGATTCCGCGGCCTTGCCTGCCGCAGAGAACGCGTCACCGATCCCCCGAGACCCCACAACCAATGTGCCGATGACGGCCACAGCGCCAGTAAGAGCGGCGGGGATCAACCCGATGACGCCGAGGGCTTGCGACAGCTGCCCGATCAGCGGGATCAGGTTTACTGCTGCGAGCGCGATCAGGCCGATGGTGGCGAGGTTGGTGAGGTTGCTGAACGACAGCATGTGGCGTGCGGCGTCACCGATCGCCGACCCGAGCCCGGACAGGCCCGCGCCGATAAGGCGGCTGAATGAGTTGCGGTCTCGGCGGGCACGATTCAAGCGCTCGTCGGCGTCGCGCTGCTGATTCATCAGGCCGGTGACGCGGCCGAGCGCATCGGCTTCATCGCGGCGGGCGCGGGTGAGCCGCTGTAGGGCGGCGGTCCGTTGCGACTCGGTCGCGGACGACCGTGCCATCACCTCGTTGTATCGCTGTTGCGCCAGGCGAGTCCGGTCGACAGCGTCACCGTGGGACCGCTGCGACTGCTCCAGTCGGGAGCGGACGTTGGCGACCTCCGCCTCCGCGCGCGCCACCGATGCCTTGTCGAGTTCGATTTGCAGTCGGATAGCGCGGATCGGGCGGGTGAAGATGTTGCCGCGCAGGCGACGCCTGGCACCTGCCAGCGCGCCGCTGCCGAGACCGGAGGTTTCCTGGCCGACCGCGGACGCCAGAGAGCGCAGAGCCAGCAGCTGAGCGACTGCGGCGGCGGTGTCGACATTGACGTTCATCGTCAACGGGACGGCGGCCTGCGCAATTCGGAACGCCTCAAGCTGCGCGGTCGCCTGCGTCAGGTCTGCGTCGACGGGGACTTTCGGGCGCAGCGTGCCGGTCGAGGTTTCGAGCTTGCCCTTGAGGTCCGCCCGGAAGCCCTTGGCGAGACCGGGACGGAACTCAATCAGCGATTCGTCGCGGAGCTTGGACTTGACGCCACCGACCGCCATCTTCAGGTCGGCGGTGAAGCCTTGGCGCAGCTTCGGCGCGAATTCGACGGAGAAGGCGGTCTGTTGGGCGATCTCTGTCTCGACCGCAGCGGCGAGGTCAGCCTTGAAGGTAGCCGTCAGCGTGGGCGCGAAGGCAACGGCCGGGGTGTAGTCCTTGGTCGCAGTGGTGATGCTGGTTTTCAGGCTGGTTTTGAAGCCGGCAGCCAGCTTCGGGGAGAAGGTGACCTTCTGGTCGATGCCCGCGGCTGCGGTCTTGATCTTCTCGCGAAGGTCGGCTTTGAAGCCGCGCATGAGCTGCGGTTTCACCGTGACCGTCAGAGACTCGTCGATCGGCTTCAGAAGTGCCTTGACGTCCGCTTTGAACGTGGCCGCGAGTTGGGGGCGCAGAGTGATCCTGGCCGAGCCAGCCTTGTATGCAGGCCAATCCGCCATATGGACACCGCCTATGAAGGTGTGAGCGCGCAAATTCGGCGCGGAAGGAAGATCAGTCCGCGGTATGGGCACGCGGACACGGCGAAGGCCGAACCTGAATCAGGTTCGGCCTTCGCCGTGAGTGTGTCTTTTAGTTATGGCCTGTCGGCAGTGCCGGGCATCAACGGAGGGACGCTTCTACGCCACTAGAGAGCATTGAGTCGGCGAACTTGATGGCGACAGGCTGCGTGCCTTCTGGCACATCGAACGCGATCCGCACTGTCGCGGAGAGTCCAGGGTTGTAGTCGCGGGGGTCGTCCTTATTCAACGAGTCGGACGCGCCCCAATGGCCGTCGTACCTGCGTCCCTGGTCGTCGATTAGCTGCTGATCGTCCCACGAAGGCGCGGATGCGGGGATGGTGCCGACGTTTGCGATCTCAACAGTGACCACGATGAACTGGCCTAGCGGGTCTTCGCCGAACACGGACCCACCAGTGTGAGTCACACCAGTCTCCACCTTCTTGACCGTGAACTGGAGTTGCCCGTCACGGACCGGCGCGACGCCGGCCGCTGGTAGTGCTAGCTCGGCGCTGGCCTTATCACTCGTTTTTCCGGCGCCATTTACCACGCCGAGACCTACGACGCCGAAGAAGCCTGCGATCGCCAACCCAACGAGCAGCCACGCCCAGATGGGGACGCCGTTGCGCGGGGGCCTGTGCGGGGCCGGGTATCCGACAGGCCGCGGTCCCTGATACGGACCGCCTTGCGGCGGATATGAGGGTGGCGGCTGGTAGGTCATCGGGTGTTCCCCCTGGCTGGTGTGGGTGTCACCGACGGTGTCGAGTGACGACCAGCCAGATGTTACTACCGATCGGAGATGTATCCCTAGGTTCTGATGCCCATCGCCTTAAGCGCTGAGACCACATTCTGGGTCTCTTGCTCGTCGCGGATCCGCTGCTCGGCGGTCATCGGCCGCCGTTCCGGCGGGAACGGCGGCGGCAATTTCCCGCCCAAGCCTGCGGCGTAGGCCCGCATCTGCTCCTTGAGTAGGTCGATTACGCGCAGGAGAAGTAGAGCTTCGAGGGTGTAGCCGAGCGGGCTGGGCGGAGGTATCTCCTCCGGTAGCGGCTGTTTGGCCAGTTCACGGCCCAGTTCCTCGTTCATTGCGAGCGCTGAGTGGTAGCAGCCATGAGACGGGAGACGCCGCAGGAACCGATACAGTTGGGGCCAGGGTCGGTCGCCGCGGAAGTAGTCGGCGAGGTCGACCCCCAGCACATGCTGGAGGTCGTATTCGATCTCTTCCCCGTAGTCCTCGATGAGGAGTACGAGGGCTAGGCGCCCCCCGGCAGATCACCGGCCACTTCCCCGGCGGGGACACCGGCGAAATGGTCGTTCATGTCGCCGACCAGCATGAAAAGCACCTCGAAAGGCTCGTCCTTCACCACAGGCCACACGGCCGGGAAAGCATCGCCGCAGGTGATCTCGAACAAGCGCCGCAGGTTGGCGACGTCGAAGTCGCCGTTGCTGTCGACGATCTGCGCCATCGCGGTCACCTGCTCGACGGTGGTCGGCGGGTAGATCGGGGTGGGCGGCTCGGTGCCGTCGAACAAATACGGGGTGACCTCGCCCTGCTTGGCGCGGGCTTCGTCACGCAGTTGTGCCCACCGGCTCTTGGCCGGGGCAACGGTGGCGGTCTTCTTGGGGGCAGGCATGATCGTTTCTCCTGGCAGAGGGGGGTGTTACTTGTCGGTCTTGGGGGCGGCCTTGGATGCCACCGACTTGAGCGCGGGCTTGGCCGGTTCAGGCATTGGCGCGGGAGGGTTGTCGCTCTCGGGCGCGTAGTGGACGTGGTCCTGGTGCTCGCCGTCCTTGAACGGAGCGAATGGCTTTTCCCGGTCGGTGGCGAGCTTGTAGCCCTTGTTGGTCAGCTGTTCGCGCTCGGTCGGGGAGCCGGCGAGGAAGGTGCGGCCGTCGGGGGCGACCATGCGGATCGGTTCGAAAGCCATGTGTGTCTCCTGGCTCGGGCCTGGCGGGAGGACGGGGGTGCCTGCCCCGCGCGCGGCCAGGAATCACGCGCGGGGCGGCAGCATCAGTGCCTGAGGTCAGGCGTAGGTGACGGCGTAGTTCGCCGACGGGCCGGTCGCGTTGGTGACGACGATGTTGTGGCTGCCCGCGGTCTTGGCCGGGGTGGTGATCGCCAGCGTGCCGTCGTCGACGACGGTGTAATCGGTCGCGGCGGTGCCGCCCACGGTGACCGCGCTGGTGCCGGTGAAGTGCTGGCCCAGCAGAGCCACCGCTTCGCCACCAGCCGCGGCGAGCGTGCCGGCGGGCAGGTGCGAGGAGATGGTCGGGACGGCGGCGACGGCTTCGAAGCCCATCTCGTCGAGCAGCGGGCCGACGCCCGGACCGCAGATGACGTTCTTCAGCGAGTAGCCGAGAGTTTCATCGATCTTCGCCGACCAGGTGACGTTGTAGGACAGGGAGCCGTCCTGGCTCCAGGACTGCTCACCGATCTCGGTGACGGTGGCGCGCGGCAGGATCCGCAGGATCCAGATCTGGTCGGCGCCCGACCCGTCGACCATGCCGAAGATCAGCCGGTGGTAGCGGGTCTCGGGGGCGGTCGGGTCGTTCCACTGGATTTCCTTCGTGGTCGCATCAGCGGTCACAGTGGACAGGTCGAGACCGCTGTGCAGCTCCAGCGAACGCCGGTGCGTCTGAAGCAGCGTGGTGGAGACGGTCATCTTCCGGCTGATGATGTCGGTGCGGGGCGGCTCCAGCGCGCCCCACGCCTCGACATCCGAGGACTCGACCTCGGGGCGGAAGGTGGGCGGGGCGTCCTTGGCGGTCAGGCCGAGGCTTTCGAAGCCGGCCGAGCCGAGATCCTGGAATTCGGCGGAGACGCCGGAGGTGAATGCGGCGGGGATGGTCGCGCTCATGTCGCCGATGAGGGCGAAGCCCTTGTTGGGGCGCCGGATCAGCGACGGCTTCCAGTCCGCGACCTGCTCGAAAGTTGCAGCGGGCATGTGGTTTTCCTTGAGTTGGGCACACCCAGAAGCCCGGCCACCGTGAGCGGTGCGGGCGGTGTGGAGAAGGTTGTGAAGGGCTAGGCGCGGGGCCTGCGGTAAGAGAGGCGCACGGTGGCGGTCACGCCGCGCAGTTCCCTGTTCTGCGGCGGGATGTACTGGCCGCCGGAGGTTTCCTCAGCGACGTCGATCAGGAACCCGCCGGGCGCTGTGTTGCCTGCGTTGCGGATGCGTTCCTGCCCGGCGGTTTTCAGCTGCTTGGATTCGGCGCGGGTGGCGGCGACGTATTCCACGTCGATGACGGGGTTGTCTGCGACGCCGTCTTCGCGCCCGCCGACGCGGGTCACGTAGATGTATGGCGGTTCGATCTGGTCGGATTCGAACGTCACTACGGGGGCGATGTCGGCGAGCAGCGCACGCATGACCTCGTCGAACTCTGGGTACGGTGGCAGTGGCATCAGCCCTCCACGTCTCGGATGAAGTCGTGCATCACGTGCTCGGGCCGGTTCCAGCGGGTGCCGTGTTCGCGGAAGCGGGCGTAATACCCTTCGGCGTAGGTGACGCCTTCGATGACGCCGTCCTCACCAGGGCCGGACAGCGCCTCCACGTGGGTCGCGTTGAATCCGGTACGCCACCGGCTGCGCGCCGCCCACCGATCAGCGCCTTGCTCGGCGATCTCGTGAACGAACTCGGTCAGCTCAGGCGACTCGCGCAGGAATGTGGTGTCGAGGTCGAAGTCACTGCCGTCGTACTCCACTGCTGCCGTCCTTTGCGATGGTGAATCGGACGCCGGTGGACCAGCCGGTGAAGGGATTCGGGGTTTCTCGCACCTGCCCGTCGATGACGAACTCTCTCCCGTCCGGTAGGCGAATCCGGTCGGAGGCCAAGACGTCGGCGCCGTGGGGCGCAGTCACCCGCGCGGACAGCATCAGCTGCTCGCCCTTGCTGTTGTCCTCGCTGTCGGTGGACCATTTGAGGTCGCACGGCCCGATCTGGTGTTCGTCGACGGCGGGACTGGCGGGGTCGCCTTCCCAGTTATGGGCGGCGCCTCGCAGCACAGTGAGGATGGTTCCGCCCGGGTAGGCGGGGTGACGGTAGTTCACCATTTGTATGGCCTCGTCGATGCGAGCCCGGCGGCCCGAAGAATCTGCACGGCAGCGTCGCTCAAGCGGGTGAGAGAGCGGGCGATGTCGGCGGCGTCGACGGAATCGGCGTAGACGACGCTGCCGCCGTCGGCGGACTGGGAGGCGATACCGATCTCGCGGCCGACGACCCCACCTGCAGGGTCGATTCCGGCTTTGACCCATTCGGCGACGTGCGCGCAGGTGGCGTCGCGCATCGCCTCGATCACTTCCGGCTCGGTGGGAAGGCCAGCGGGGTCGACTTCGTAGCGGTCACATACGGTGGCCTTGGCGACGAGCGGGGAGGCGTACCTGATCAGGCGCGCCCCTTCAGCGTCGTCGGGTAGGTCATCGGGGTGCAGCCAGTCTGCGAGGTCGTCAGGCTGGGCGTAGACCCGCATCAGGCAGCCTCGTCCGCCTTCGCGGCAGGCTTCCGTCCGGCCGGGCGCTTGGTCTCCGGCTCGTCGGCGGTGTCAGGCTTGGCGGCGGCGATGCGGGCGCGCTTGCCGGCGGCCTCGTCGGCGCTGATTTCCTTCCACCACGCCCACTCCAGCAGGTCGGGCCGCGGCTCGTCGGACTCGATGATCCAGTCCTTGTCGCCGCCGATGTAGTCGTAGAAATGTGCCACGGGAGATGTCTCCAAATAGTTTGTGGTTCAACCCATCCCCGTGCCGCCCGTCGCTAGGCGCGGGCGGCACGGGGATCAGGGTCAGGAGGCGAGAGGACCGCGCAGCAGCACGCTGCGGTTGGCGTCCAGAGTCGACACGCCGTAGAGGATGTCGAAGCTGATGATGTCCTTCTTGAACTTCTGGTCGTAGTCGCGGGTCACGCGCAGGCTGATGCCCTTGTACGACTCGATGGCGTACCAGTGCGAGCCGTCCAGCGGGCGCGGCAGCGGCACCGAGGTGAAGGTGAACGCGGTCTCGTGGAAGGCCAAACCGACCTCGGTGGTGGGCTGGCCGGTCGCCGGGCTGGTGGCAGGCTGCACGATGTTCTGCGTCATGTAGGCGTCGAAACCGAACAGATTGCGGCCGATGCTGCCCTGACGCAGCGCCGCGGTCGAACCGACGCCGTCCGGCACCTTCAGCAGATCCGAGTTCAGCCACTTGGCGCGAGCGGTCGGGCCGACGACCGCGTGGCGGCCCATCGACGGCACGTTCTTGATGTCGAGCTGGCGGCCCGCCTCGATGAGGACTTCGGGCTTGTCCCACTCGAAACCAGCCGGGGTGACGCCGGCGAAGGCTGAGGTGGCGGTCTTGATGTGGGCGATGATCGCGCGGTCCACGTACTGGGCCAGGGCTTCCGCGGCGGGGCGGGCGATCTGGTCCTGCATGGACTCCAGCTCCAGCAGCGCCTGCTCGGTGGTGATCTCCAGCGAGACGTCGGCGATCTTGTCGAGCTTGACGGGCACGCTCGACTCGGTGGCGTCCTGGATCTGGATGCCGGTGGCGCGGTCGAAAAGCTGAGCGGTCAGCACCGGAGGCTTGCGCACGTTCACCGTGTCGCCGATCTTGGCGCTGGTGAATTCGGTGGAGTACCCGGTGTGCACCAAGGGCACCATGACCAGGTTCTCGTACAGGTTCGCGAGGACTTCGCGAGCGATGACGTCAGGCGTCAGGAAAGTGTTAGCCAATGGAGGCTCCTAAATCAGAACCCGTCGCGCTCGCGCTTTTCGCGGAGTTCACGTCGGATTTCGTCAACGGTTCGGGGGCCGCGGCGAGGTGCCGCATTTCCGCCCGAGTTGTCGCCGCCGCTTCGGGGAGCCGCCGCCTGGACGGTCTTCTTCAGCTTCGGGTTGGAATCGACCGCGTCCTTGACGATCGCGGCCACCTGGGCAGCGAAATCGTCAGCAGCGGTGTCGAGGTTCTCGATTTCGGACGCGATCTTGCGGGAATCGAGAATGGCGGCAAGGTCGCCGTCCACCGTTTTCGCGGCTTCGGAAATGGCGTCCTTGCGCAGCAGATTGCGCAGCTTCTCGGCGTAGGCGTCACGCTCGCGCGCAACCTCCGCCGCCTGCTCCTCGGCAGCCTTCAGCAGGGCTGCAGGATCAGGGGTTTCCTCCTCGACGAGGCCAAGGGCCTTCGCCAGCTTCTCGGTCAGGGCCTTTTCGGCGGCCTCAGCAGCCTCTTTGGCTGCTTTGGCTGCCTTCTCTTCGCCCTTGACACGGTTCGCTGCGGCTTCGTCGCGGAGCTTCTTGACGTACGCCTCGTCGAACGTCTTGCCTTCAGGCTTGGCGTCGGCGGGCTTGCTTTCGTCGGCCGTGGTGTCGGTGGCACGATCGTCGCCACCGGTCTCCGGCGGGTTTTCGACAGCCGCGGCGTCGGTGGTGACAGCGGCGTCGATTACGGTTTCCTGGGTGGGATTGGCTTCGTCGGCCATGAATGTCTCCTGGACATGTGTGAAACACCGACGGCGCCCGGCCAGAACGGTGTTGAAATGACGAAACCCCCGAAGCAAATTCGGGGGTCAATACCCGCCACAGAAAAGCGGGAAGAATGGGTGGCGGAAGCTGGAGGTCTCGAACCCCGTGGTTTTCAGGCCACCCCAGGTTTTCAAGACCTGTTTATCCCCAGCGGAGGCAGCTTCCAAATATGCGGTTGTTCGCTCGCCAGGATTCGAACCTGGATTTGCTGGACCAGAACCAGCCGTGCGGCCGGATTACACTACGAGCGAGCAGGCGGCGTTATTCGTCGTCCAGATCGATGCCGGCCTGGGCGGCGAGCCGCCTCAGCGATTCAGCGCGACTGGGCGGGTTCTCGATGTCGTGGACTTGCTGGTCGACCGCCGCGCGCGCGGCGTTCACGAGCGAGTCCGGGACGTCGGGGTGGGCGTCGGCGATGTCCCACAGCAGATCCTCGACCTGCGGGGAGAGCCCGGAGTCGGTGCGGGGACCGGCGCCGGTCAGGGAGTTCGCCAGTTCGGCGTCGAATGCGCGGCGAACTTCATCCGCGGTCGGCCGGTCGCGCTTCATCGCCCTCTCCTGAATTCGGTTATCAGCAGCCGGTACAGCACCTGCGCGGGCTCGCTCGCGCGGTCACCGCCGATCTCGACTTCCGCGAACGCGTTCGCGACCGCTTCGCCGGGATTCAGCTGACCCTGCCGGTTGCCGTTGACGAAACTGTATCCGCTGAGCAGGCCGATCCAGCGGCTCATCCGGGACAGGAACTGCATGCCCTTCTCACCCGGCTGCTGCGGGTAGTGAGCGCCGAAGTGGTTCGCCAGTTCGCTTGCTGCGCCCCTGCGGGTGCGACGCGCGCTGGTGATGTCGAGGACGTGACCGAACTCGTGGACGACGATGCTGTACAGGGGCCGGTCGCGGAAGACTTCTGGGTGATAACCCGATTCGATGTTGTCGTTCATCGAGCGGCCTAGGCAGTGTCTCGAAGTAGCGCTGGTGGTGTGGGACTGTTTGGCAGGCTGGGGGTTTGAGATATGGCGAGGTCTCCGGTAGTTGGTTGATCGACCAAGATTCAACTGAACACCGGAGACCTCGTGACCACTCTAGCGGTGACCGCGCGAGCGGATCTGTCCGATGCCCAATGGGCACGGCTGGAACCGCTGCTACCCACCCCGAAACGACCCGGCCGCCCCTCGAGATGGACCCGACGCCGCCTGCTGGACGGGATCCGCTGGCGGATCCGGGTCGGCTGCCCGTGGCGGGACATCCCACCGCAGTACGGGTCCTGGCAGGCGATCTACGCACTGTTCCGCCGCTGGAGTCGGGCCGGGGTGTGGGCACATGTGCTGCGGCAACTTCAGGCGATCGCCGACGCCGCCGAACAGATCGGATGGATGGTCAGCGTGGACTCCACGATCATGCGTGCCCACCCCCACGCCGCCGGGGCCCGCCGCGACGGCGACCGCCAGGCCGAACCACCCGGCGGCTACCACAACGAACCGGCCGATCACGCACTCGGGCGGTCGAGGGGCGGATGGGGAACCAAACTCCATCTGGCCTGCGAACACCACCTGCGTCCGTTGTCGTTGCTGCTCACCGCCGGTCAAGCCGGTGACAGCCCCCAGTTCGCCGGAGTCCTCGACGGCATCCGGGTCCCGCGCCTGGGTCGTGGACGGGCACGCGTGCGTCCGGACCGGGTACTGGCGGACAAGGCGTATTCCTCGGCCGCCAACCGCACCTACCTGCGCGAGCGTGGTATCCCCGCCACGATCCCGGTCCCGTCAGATCAAGCAGGACACCGCCGCAATCGTGGCCGCCGGGGCGGGCGACCACCGGCGTTCGACCGTGAGATCTACCGGCACCGCAACACCATCGAACGCGGCATCAACCGACTCAAACAACACCGCGCCGTCGCCACCCGCTACGAGAAACTCGCCACCCGCTACCTCGCCGTCATCCAGATCGCCGCCATCGACCAATGGCTGTGACCTCGACACCTACTTCGAGACACCGCCTAGTTCGCGGCTGTCGCGGGCGTAGCGGATATTGATTGCGAGTTCCCGTGCGTAGCGGCGGGTTCCGTCGTCGGACCGGTCTGGGTAGGTAACGCCGTAATCGGTGGGCGCCTCGTCCAGTGCGCGGAAGCCGACGCTTTCCAGATCGGCGTCGGGGTACTTGGTCATCATGTCGTGGATCGCGCGAGCCAGCTCCTGCGCCGCGTGCAGCTCCACGCCGTCGTCGAACCCGAACACTCGCAGGTTGTGGAGTTGCGCCAGTCGTGCGCCGACTTCCTGCGGTGTTGCGGCGTCGTCGAACGGGGAGGCAGGCTGGTTCGCGTTACCCCCGCTCGCGCCATTCCCTCCGCCGCCTCCCCCGTTGGCGGACATGCGGTCGGGTGTGGACGCGGCAACCGGCTTGCGGCGGCTGGGCTCTGCGGCTGCGGCGACGAGTGCTGCGCGTTCGCGGGCGCGGGTCGCACGGTCAGCGGTGAACTTGCGGCGTGAGGCGGCGCGGCTGGCTTCGCTGCGGCGCACCGCCCGGGGTGGAGTCGGTGAGTCCGGCGTCCACACGGTGATCGTGTGGCGGCAGCCGGGATGCCAGAGTCCGCGGGCGCGCGCTTCCGCGATCGAGCACAGCACAGTGACAGCGACGGGCCGCCCGTTGCTGGCAGCGCGCGATACGGCGCCGACCGTCGCGCCGGAGATCGACAGCACCTGCCCTTCGAACGGCCGACACAGCTCGCAGGCGCCGGTGACGTCGGAGACGATGACCAGGTCGTGGCCGTCGGCTTGGGCTTGTGCGCAGTAGGCGTCGACTTCGGCGCGGGTGATCGCGGATCGGACGGCGATCTCGACATAGGAGACGAGGTCGTATCGGCGTCCGCGCGCGTCAACGAATCCGGTGATGCCTTGGCGGGCGAAGGCGTTCAATGCGCGATGGACCGCGCGGGCACGCGCGGCAGGGCCACTGGTTTGTTCGGCGCGTACCGCCTCGTCGATGATGCGACGGTAGGCCGATTCCATGACGCGCGGGACATGCTGGTGGGTGGATCGGACGCTGGCCAGCGTGTCGGCGATAAGCCGTTGGAGGGCTCGTTCGTCGGCCGCGGCGTGTGGGCCCGGAAGGTCGGTGCGGGCGACAGTCGTGCCGTCACGCCATGCGGCGGTCAGCGCCTCCTGCAGGCGGGCGGGTAGCTCTCGGTCGGTGTCGTCGAGGATGGTGGCGACGTCGCCGCGAAAGCGGGTCAACCGCATCAGCAGCCGCAGCGCCCACACCGCAAGGTGGCCGACGCCGGGTGCGATGGTCTTGGCCAGCAGCTCCAACAGCCGCCGTTCAGTGCGTCGGTACAGGCGCACGACCGGTCCGGCGCGACGGTCACCGTATGAGGGGGTGAGAGGCATCAGGCGGCCTCCTGCACCTCCGTGTCAGACTCGATGTCGCCTGACAAGCCCGAGTGCGCTTCCTCGGTTTCGGGTTCGAAGTCGCCGCCGGTCGGGTCGACCACCGTCAAGGAGGTCTCTTCCTTGATCCGGGCCACCTCGTCGTCCACTTCGTCGTTGGACCAGTTGGGGTTCACGCGCCGCACGCCCGTCTCGATCGACATTGCCTGCGCGGCTCGCAGATTCGCGACCGTCTGCGACAACGCCAACGGGTCTTCGTCGACGCGGACCGGGAAGACCATCTCCGGGTCGGCCTTGAGCCCGTAGGAACCGCCGTAGACGTGAGCGTCCAGCTCCAACATCGTCCGAGCGAACGGCTGCATCGCAGCCTGCCAGTACAGGATCTTCTTCGCGCGTGTCTGATTCGACAGCGACTTACGGGCGGTCACCTCGGTGGCGGTCATCGCACCGGCCAGTTGGTCGTCGCCGAAGTCGCCCACCGAATAGCCGCAGGCAACAAGGATCCGGTTCATGATCGCGGTGCAGGTGGCGAGGTGTTCCTCGTGCCGGATCGCGAACTGCTCCGAGTGGATCAAGTCGCTCATGCTCGGCGCACCGTCGGCGTAGCTGCCCGCGTCGGCGCCGTTGAGCGGAGTGAAAATCTCCTGCTCGGAGTCCCAAGTGGCTCCTGCTCCGGGGCCGTTGGATTCGAGCATGTCCGCGGAGACGAACAGGCGCGCCTTGGCGAGGTGCAGGTCACGCATCCACGAGCTGTACGCCTCGTCGAGCGCGTCGAAGAGCGGTTCGACGCCCTCGAAATCGGAACGGCCAAGAGGGGCGAGGCCGGGAACGTTGCGCCACCGGCGGGCGGGCCGCACGTTCGGGATGTAGCAGGCGGTCAGCCCGGTCACGCCTGTCTCGATCGCGGATTCCTCGTCGACGAGGTCCGCGGCCCAGGCGGTCGCGGCCATCTCCGACAGTGGCATCCGGCGTCCGATCGTGCTGTCGTCGCCGCAGTACAGGGCGTGTTCGATGCGGCCGGGTTCGTGGTGTTCCAGGTGCCGCCAGGTGCCGCGCTGGTCCCGGCCGACGATGCTCCAGAAGGTGACCGCGGCCAGCTTGCCGTAGCGCCACTGCGGAATCGCAGCGTCAGGTGCGACTGCCGAGATCATGACCTTGTCGGTGGCCTCAGTGTCCCACCACATGCGCAGGTATACGCCGCCGAGAGCGGCCTGCAGTTCCGCTGCCTCCAGCAGGGTGGCGACCACGTCGGCGCCGTCGAGCAGCTGGTTCAGTCGATCTTGCGCGGCTTGCATCGCGTCGGCGTCACCTTCGGAGAGCAGCCAGGACGGGGGCTGCCCGAACAGCAGGTCGGCCGAGGTGCGGGCCACGTCAGCGGGCGCGGGCACGTGCAGGCGTTTGGTGTCCTGGCCTTTCGACGGGCGACCCCAGAAGAACCGGGCTACGCGCCCGACGAGGCCGCCGCGGAAGGTGGATGGCCGGTCGGGTGGCCGGCGGGTGTGCGCGTATGGTCCGTACAGCCCTTCGAGGGCTTCGGTGTCGCCTTCCAGCCACGCCGAGTGCAGGTCGTACTGGTCCTGCGCGGCGTCCCAGGGGGTGGGCGGGAACTCACCACGGAAATCGGGCAGCGACATGCCACCTCCATGAGGGTATGCGCGCTGGAATCCGTTGCTGCGCTGTGAAGTTTGGGTGTCAGACGAGACTCAGGTGTGAAGGTTCCCCGGCACGAGTCAAGTAGATGAGGCCGCCGCGTTTAGCTTCCGCGCCGGTCAGCTCGCGGTAGTAGTTGGAGCCGCCGTCGAATGTGGGTGAGCAGATGCGGGTGCGGTTGCGCGCTGTCTCCACCGACCACGTGTGGTAGTGGCCGTGCGCGAGAATGTGAGCGGCAGCCGGGTTCTGGCCGTGGAACGTCTGATCGGACCACCAGGTCATGGCGTGCGACTGCTTCGCGCTGCCGCCGCCCTTCCACTGGTGGCCGTGGGCGATCGTGAAGATGGTGTCGCCGCGGGCGACGGTCATATACCCCTGCTCGGGGTGCGGCACCTCGACGGTGACGTGCCCGAACGCGGCCTCGTTGAGCTTGAGGGCGTCTGCGACGCTGATCGCGCATTCGGTCGCCCATCCGTCACCAGGGTTGGTGGACTGGAAGCGCTGCGCTTGGTCGTGGTTGCCGTTGACGGTCGACACCCACACCCGGTCGGTGAGCGGCGCGAAAGCCTCGATGGTGTGCAGCATCAATCGCCGGAAGATCCTGGTTTGGGTCGTCACCGCATACTCGGTGCGCCACCAGTTCCGGCCGTCCTGCGACTGGTTGCCCTCGATGCAGTCCCCCGGCCACATCAGGTGCACGCCGGCTATGCCGTGCCGCGCGAGTGCGTGGTACTCGTCGACGGCGCGGGCGACGGTTTCGAGGTACTTCTCGACAATCGTTTCGGTGCCGCCGTTGTCGGCTTTCGCGATCTGCAGGTCCGAGCATTGGAGATTGAACACGTGTCCGCCCGCGGCGCCGACCGGCTCGTGCGCGGTCCACTGGTCGATGCGGTCGAGCAGGTCGGCGGCGTCGACCCCGGCGCTTCGCTTGGGCGCGATGCGGAATCGGTAGGCGCTCAGCCAGCGTTCGTCGTAGGTCTGCCACCGGGAGACCCGAGGCGCGCCGACGATCTCGACTTCGTCCGGGTTGTAGCCGAACTGGTGGAGAAGCTCGGTGTAGGAGGCTGGCGGCTCGGCCAGCGCGCCCGTCTGGACGTAGCCCTGCTGGCCGTCGAACTCGGTGCGCGGCCGGTATTCGGCCTCGGCCGCGGTCGGCTGGCTGGCTAGGTCGTCGGCGAAGCTCACGCGGCCTCCTGGCTGCTGTAGCAGCAGCATTCGCGTCGGCAGTGCACCCGGAATCGGGTTTCGGCGGCGTCGCACCCCCATCGGACGGCGATCCGCCACAGCTGTGACACCGGTCGCCCGGAGGAAAGGTAGGCGTCGAACGCTCGGCGGCCGTGGTCGTCCAGTTCCGCGACCCATGCGCCAACCTTGCAGAGTCTCGGTGCGGGTCCGCGCGTCTGGAATTCGATCACGTCATCTGCGAAAGACATTCGACGCCTCCTTGATCAATGTCGAATTGATCGTATCGGCGTTGTCCACCTGGCATTTCCCGCAATAGGTCAGGCAGCGACTTTCTCCGGTTCAGACATCGAAGCGAGCTTGATGTAGCGACGCCATTTCCGGTCTGTCGAGGCAATCGCGTATCGGAGAGCGTCGACACTGTGATCGTTGAGCTTGATCGGCGCGTCCTTGCCTTCTTCGGTCGCCTTTGTGTCCCAACAGTAGCCGGGAATCTCTTTCAACAAGGCAGTACATTTGTCGGAGATTCGCAGCTTGTCCGTGCTGAAAAGGGCACTGACCGTGCGGATACCGTACAGGACATCTTTCACCGCAGGGTTGTTTCTCAAACCGTCCTGCTTGAGCTGCACGCGGTAGTCCGCGGCGGCCTGGTCGACATGCACTGGGGCGGTCACGCGCGGCGGCTGGTGCGGATCATCCTTCGGGTGGTGCGGACCGGCGAGCCAGCCACGCAGCCCTTCAGAGAGCTGCACGTTTGTCCACCGTGCTTCCTTGTTGCTGGGGGCGTAACGCCATTCGTCGACCGCATACAGGACGTTGTCGGCGCCGAGACCTATCAGCACCGCGGCGGTCGGGTTGGTGGTGCCGTGGTCGACACCCACTCCGACATAGAACTGCATTTCAGGCAGCTCCGACCACTTCACGAGATGCTTGGCCGGATCGTAGCAGTCATAAACCGCGCCGTCCGCAGCCACCCACTGACCCAAGATGTTCCGCAGATAGAACAGACCCTGGTTCTCCGCCTTGAGAGAGGCGACGTATTCGTCGTCCAATCCGGGGTTGTCGTCGAGCGTGAAATCCCACGCGCACAATCGCATCCCGCGTTCGCCCGCCCGGTCGATGAAGTTGACCTTCAGGTAGTGCTGCGGGTTGTCGGGGTTGGTGGTCGCCAACAGTTTCGCGCCAGGAACCGACAATCGAGCGCCGAGCTGGGTCCAGAAGTTCTCCGGCAGGAGGGTGGCTTCGTCGACCATCGCCAAGCAGGCGGTCATGCCGCGGATCTTGCCCTCGGCACGCACGTCGTTGGCGCCGATCAGATGGACGGTGCGGCCGAGCACAACCGCGGTGTTCGACCCGCGGGTGTGGTGCACCTCGTAGGCGAGCGGCCCGAACTTCTCGGGGTCTTGCATCGCCTCCAGAATGTTGCGTTCGATCGTCTGCAGGGTGCGCCCGCAGATCAGGATCAGTCCGCTGTCAGGTGCTACCGCGACAGCGTGGAAGAACGCTGCGATCGATGCGATCGTCTTGCCCGAGCGGACGGCGCCGGACCAAATCGTGGTGCGGTAGTTCTGGTAGGAGATCATCGACGCGAGCTGCTTGCGGGACATCGGCAGCGCATCGAGATTGATCATTGGTCGCCTGCCGGGTCCGCTTCTTCGCCGGGCTGCTCGTCCTCGGCCTCGGCGGACGGCGCCTGCGCCTCTCCCCCGAGCGCGCCGGCGAGCTTGTCGAACAGGTCGACGATCATCGACGCGGCCTGGTTGTCGCCGCTGCCCTTCGCCTCGGCGATGGCCCGCAGTTCGGCGGCCTTGTAGGTGCCGGTCAGCTTCGCGCGCTGGTCCATGATTGCCAGGGCGCGGTCGATCAGCCAGGTTTGCCGAGCCCGTTGCTCGTCGTTGGCGGGGCTTACGATCTGCTGCCAGATCGCGGAGTGCATCGCGTCGAGCCGTCCCAGCTCTACTGCCAGGTATTCTTCGGCCTTCTCGCGGGTGACGTTGGTGAGGGCGTGCTGGATGTAGGCGGAGATGGTGGACTTGTGCAGCCCCATCTCCTCTGCGATTTCGGTTTGGCTTTTCCCGGCGAGCCGGAGTTCGAGCGCCTTCTTCCGGCGCATCTGCACTTCGTACGACTCTTCGACGGGCTTGGTCTTCTTCCGTGCCATTCGGGCGACCTCCAGAAACCGCGGCGGCTCCTGGCCGGTCGCGATCAGGTGGTGGTGGGGGCGGCTGCCGCCTGGGCTAGCCGTGTGAGTGCCGCGACGCGGTGATATGCGCCGGGCGTCAGAGGTTTGAGCAGTGCGCGGCCGTGGCCGGTGCGGACCACGAGCCAGCGCTGGGCGTCGTAGGTGACGATGTCTCCGGCGTGTGCCGTCATGACGATCCCAATCACTCGACTTATAGACTCGGCTTGACTGTATGTAGTGCAGTCAACTCGATGTATGCTGACGTTATGAGCGATGACGGATTGAACCGGTTGCGCTACTACGCCGAGCGGATGGCGTTCTACAGGGACGCCCGTGACGAGGAGGTTTTCCGGCTACGGCAGGAAACCACCGGTGAGGGGCGACCCCGGTACACGTGGGACCGGCTCGCGGACGCGGCGCATCTGTCCCGGATCGGTGTGATGAACGTGTTCAAACGGGTTGCTGCGCGGGTGGCCGGACGGAGCGACGCTGAGCGAGCCGCGTAGACACGCGATGAACCGCGGCGAACGGGTCGACCGCGGCAGGTAGGTCGTTGGTGAGGTGCCGTGCCGTGACGCCGATCGCGGCGCGAGTCAGCAGCGGGTGCTTCTCCAACGCGCGGTCGACACCTTCGCTCAACAGCTCCCCCGGCGGGGCGATCGCTTCACAGGCGACCACGACGACACCGACGACAAGCCACAAATGCCACGACCTGATCCGGGACCGGTAGCCCATCCTATTCCTCGGCTTCGTCCTCACGCACCAGCATGTCGCCCATCATCTGAGCTTGCGCCGACCACAGTGCGGTCACCAGGTCGGTTGGTGACACCTGCACGGGTTCGGGTGTTTCGATAGACAGCTCGAATGGGCCCAGCTTCAGGCGGAACTTCATCAGGGGCTCCCGTGGTCAGGCTTCGTCGTCGTTTTCTGCGAGGCTCTGCTTGAGTCGGGTGAGCCGGTGTTGCAGGAGTCCCATTTGGACGTGGGTGGGGACGCTGTCGTCGCGGGTGAACGATCCGACTGATGTCCAGGTGTCGCCGTCGTCGTCGATGCCGCGTCGAGTGGCGACAACGACGTAGTCGAGCAGGAGCCCGGGGTCGTCGTCTTCGCTGTAGATGCGCCATACGGTGTCGATTGCCTCGGTGAGGGCGTCGTCGGCGGCGACCTGGTCAGGCGTCCTCGGCATCCGATGTCTCCCGTTCGCGGCCGTCGAGGCTGTGGTGCCTGATCAGCCAGCCGTCAATACGTCCCGTGGCGCGGTTGGTGATGGCGTGCCGCTCAGGGCCGCACACGCAGTCGACGGCCTCGTGGTGGATCAGGTCACCCAATGGCCAGCCGTGAACTTCGTCTGCGGTGAGTTGCCTGATCGCCCACGGTTTCTGTTGCGTCATGCGCGCCCCTGTCGCTAGTGCTGTTGCGCTTCCGACTTCCGACGCGAGCGGATTCCGTACAGGTTCGCGGCGCCATATGTGAACGCCGACAGCAGAAACCACCACTGCTGGGTGGAGACGGCGTAGGCGATCCACAAGGCTTGCACGGCGAGACCGATGCCGGGGCCGAGCAGCGACTTCGGGTAGCGGTAGACGCAAACTAACCCGGTCACGCCGATCACGGTCAGCGCGAAAGACCACCACTGCGAGATCACGCCACGCCCCTCTGCACCGCCGCCGCCCATTTGAGGTTGTCGGGTGAGAACCCGGACCAATGCTGGTCACCGGCGACGACCACGGGTGCCTGCTTGTAACCGAGTGCGCGGATCGCGTCGCGTGCCTCCGCATCTTCGGTGACATCGACGAGGGTGTAGACCGCGCCGAGCTGGTCGAGCTTCTTCTTCGTCGCCTTGCATGGCTGACAGTTCGGACGGGTGTAGACCTTGATCTCCATCAACCGCGGCCCGCCTCGGCGTACCGTCGCTGTGCCTCCGCCAGGGAATCGCACGCATCCGCGATATCGCGCCGGCCGGCATCCCTTTCGGCATCGGTTCCGGCGGCAGCGAGACGGCGTTGCGCCCTGAACAGGCCGATTTCGGCGATGGCGAGGTCAAAGCTCATGGAAAGCGGACTCCAAGGTCAGGCAAGGGGGGAAGCGGCGGCAAGACGGGAAGATAGGACTCGATCGGGCCGGGCACGTGGTCCAGCACCTCCGGCGGAAGCGCCGGCTCCACCCACTCCGGCACGTAGTCACGGATCGGGGTCGGCGTGTACGGCTCCGGCGTGAACGCGTCGATGATCGGGTTGACGTCCTGGATCGACGGCAGCGGACCCGGCTCCCACGTCGGCAGCGGCAACGGCTCTTCGATCGGAGGCAGTCCCGTGGGCGTGTTCTGGGGGATGTTCGGGTTCGGGGACGGCATCTCCACGAAGTGGTCGCCCGGACCGAGGTCTTGCCCCTCCCCCGGCGCGTACCCGTGCCAGCCAGTCAGGAAGCCCTGCACACCCAGCCCGAAGCGGACCGGGTCCGACCAGGGGGCGGGGCTGTCGCACACGAAGTCGTACTCGTGACACACCGACGTCACATTCGGAGCGGCCGGGCGGTGGTCGGGGTTCGACGTGCCCGGGTAGATACCAGGGATGGCGTCATAGATCCCGCCAGGTCGGCGCGGATCACCGTACACCACAACCTCGTCCGCGAGATGTGCTTGATTCCCAGCGATCTCGGCGCCGAGGCTGTGCCCGATCACCTTCACATGCCCGCCCGGGCATTCCTGCCGATAGGCGCCGATCCGCGCGGCGAGAGCTTGCTCGCCCTCCGCGACGGACTGGTCCTTGGTGTACGGGCCGGTCGGCCACACACTCGACGTGTAGTCCAGGGACTCGACGCGGGCACCTTGCGCGGCGGCCTGGTCGAGGTGGGTGTCCATCATCGTGTGGGCGCCAGCAGCTTGGGCGGCGCGTTCACCGTTGCCGCCGACACCGACAACCAGTGGGCGGCAGTCGGGTTCTGCGACGGCGGTAGGGGCGGCGAATCCGAGCGGGCCGAGCCAGAAGATGGTGACGGCAGCGCAGGCGGCGGCAGTGATGCGGCGGGACATTGGCGCCTCCTGGCGCTCGAAACAAGGGGTGGTCGTGGCCCGCCAGCTCCCAGGTAGCGGAAACGGCTGGCGGGCCGGGCCACGGCGCTAGAGAGCTGCCAGCGGCCCCGCCACCTCAGATGCCCTACGGCCTGCGCGGCGTGAGATCAGCGCGGCGGCCCCGCACGAATGGGGCACGAGGGTGGTGGCGAAACTTGCGGTGTTGGTTCGGGTCACCAGGTAGGCACCGACTACCTTCTGCGTTACCTCGCTGGGGAGGTCGCACCGCGCACGTAGGGGCGGTTGAGTCTTGTTAATCATTTGGCGACAATCGCCTGCGGGAACTACCGTGATACGTCTCCGTTAGACGACACAGGGGGTTCAATGTCCGCCGTCGAAGCCGACTTCAGAGCTACGCGCGAGCGAGTCAAAAGAGCGGCCCAAATACGGGACGAGATGGCGAAGCTGTTGAACGGCTCCCCGACCACCTTTAGTCTAACCCGAGGCAACGAGGGCCACGATCTCGTAATCAAGGCGATCTCGGAACCGCCGCTGATGGCCGCGTGTGCCTTCGGCGACTGGCTCGCTAACATTCGATCCGCTCTCGACTACGCCTTCTATCAACTCGTGATTCACGACGAGCAACGTAGGCCGCCGAGTCGCCCGCGCGACAGGACATTTCCGCTACAGCGGACCCAGGAGGACTTCGAAAAGCTCCTTGGCAAGGACATCTTCCACAACCTTCGACCCACAACGATCAAGCTCATCGAGTCCATGCAGCCTTACCACACACACTATGGTGCAGACGGCAACGCGCTCCTCTGGTTGCATGACCTTGCGCGCTTAGACCGACATCGAGAGCCGTTCACACTCGGTGCACTGGTAAAGTCGTTCAATACAACTATTCCAGAGGCAGCCGTTCCGTTCATCCACAAGGTTGAGTGCTTCGACCCGAAGAAGGAGCCTGCGTTGGTTGGGTCGAGCGCCCCGATCGTCCTGGCTCGCATCCAATGTTCCAGCGTCGATGTCGCCGAGCAGTTGGGAAGGCTTGTGCCTGTGGCTGTTGAGGCACCGGTTGAACTTATCGATTGGTATCGAGAGGCTCATTCAACTGGCCGGTCAGCCAACATCCGCAATGACACATTAGAGGTGCGCATGAGCTTCACCGAGTACTTCATGGGGCTAGTGGTTGATCAGTTTGAAAGGTACACAGCCAGCGGCTCGGGCCGGTAGTGGCGGCAGCCGTAGTCCGGGCCACCTCGGGCATACCCTCGGAGCACGACCAGCGCATCATCGGGGCCATGTTTCACCCCGCCACGGGTCGCACTCCTCGGGCGGGCGGTTGCACGTACACAGCAAGCCGTCGCGCGTACACATCGTGTCGGCAAAGTCAGGGTGGCGGTGTTCGTCGCGCCATGCCGCGGTGAAGCGCTTCTCGCGCGCCCGCTGTGCTCGCTTGTCGACGACGTAGCCGACGCAGGCGCACACCGGGCACCGCGGCCTTCGAGCAGCTGCACCGAGCATCCGCGCCATGACACTCCGAGGTCAGTAGGTGAGTCGGTCGACCGGGACCGCGATCAGCAGGCCGCGCGAGGTTCGGCATTCGGCGTAAGAGAACGGCCAGCGCCAGCAGCGTTCAACCGTCACCAGGTCGTCCTCATCCGGCGCCCACGCGAGCGTGCCAGGTAGTGGATTCACACGACCTCCGAAAGCGTCAAAGGAACCTCACCGCGGTAGCCCCGTTGTGCCCGTGGATCTTTTCCACCGACTCCAGCGAGTCCCAGACAACGGTTGACCGGTGTTCGCCGACACACCAGCGGATCGCAACGCGGCCGTCGGGTAATTCGATGCCCTCGGCGACGGTGCCCGTCCCGGATACTCCGGACACGTCCTCGGCGCGCTCCAAAACGAACGTACGCATGCATTCCTTCTTCGTGGATTGATGCCCGCCGCCGAAGGCAGCGGGTGGTATGTCGGGATGGCGCGACTCGAACACGCAACGGCCCGCTCCCAAAGCGGGTGCTCTACCACTTGAACTACATCCCGTGACAGGGGCGACACGACTCGAACGCGCAACCAGCGGCTTTGGAGACCGCCGCTCTACCAATTGAGCTGCACCCCTACGCCGTCCGGCCGGATGGAATCGAACCACCTGTGCCCGAAGGCGGCGGCTTTACAGGCCGCTTCCGCACCATGCGGTCGACCGGTCATAGATGCGGCCGCCGGACGAACCGGCGACCAGAGCTTGCCTACAGGTAGGCCGCTACGGCGGGGCTGTCGGCATCCAGGATTACCGGCTCACCGATCACCGCTCCGTCAGGCTCGCGCTGCCCAAAGTAGCTGGACGGGTTGCCGTCAGCGTCCAGGAACATGATCCACCTGGAGCCGTCGTCCCGGACGCCCTCGATCCACCCGGCGTAGGCGTTGACAACCTCGCGGCTGATCTCAACACCGTCGCTGTCGTGGTGAACACGAGTGATGGTTCCTTCGCTTGGCTTGTAGCGGCCGATCGTGATGTTCTGCATGAGGTCTCCTCGGTTGTGCGAAAGAAGTCCTCGGAACATCCATCCGGGGAAGTAAGTGGGTGGGGAGAGTTACCAGCTCTCCGACCGGGGCGCGGACCGTAGGTCTCGTAAGTTCCCGGAGCTGCGACTTACCCGCTAAGGCATCAGTTTCCGCCCGCTAAGGCTTCCCCTACCAGCCACTCGGCCGTCGGGTTCCCGACATCGCACACATTGTGGGCCGATCACGCAGATACCCACACACTCTGTCACCACCAGCGCAGCTAGCTAGGCCACGCTTTGCTCCCCGCCCGCGAATCGAACGCGGGTCCATTCCCAACCATCCGTTGAGCCGCTACTGCCACTGAGCTAGCGGGGAATCCTGTATTCAATTTGTTGTAGCACATGGTTGCCGCTTTACCGCCCTAGCCGGGTCGCCGACCGGATTTCGGGTATAGCTATCGCAACGTCGATCACCGTAGCAACCACGCCGCCGGAAACCTGGCCCTCATTGTAACGATCATGTAACAAGCATTTAGGTTCGTGGAACCGTCGGCGATTCCGGCATCAAACCCGTCAGATACACGTCGATATCCTCGTACCCCCACTTCTCGGAAATCACCGACTTGTCCGCCAGCACAAACGTGCCGTTCTTCTCCCGTGCCGACAACGCGGCCCAGTTCACGCCACGCTCCATCAGCATTTCGTGCAACTCCGCGCGACCCTTCCCGTGCAGCTCCCGGTGCGAAAAGTGCGCACGCGCCAGCATCTGCAACGAGTTCCGCGCCCAGTCCTGCTGTCGCCACACGAACGCGTTCGGAGCGTCATGCCGCGGAACAACGAATGCGCGCGAATCGAACACCGCCATCGGCTTCTCTCGGAACAGCCGGTTGAAGTGCATCGTCATCGTCGACGCCGAGATCGACACCAGCTTGTTCACCTCGTACCCGAACCAGCCGGCCGTGTCGTGCGTATCGAAATCAGTCAGCAGAAACGTCGCCTCATCCGACTGGACATAGCCGAGCTTGAATCCCTGCATCTCCCGTGCAGTTTCCACCGCGGCGTCGACCATCGTCTGCATCAGGGCGGGATCGAACGGCCGCTGCATCCCGCGGGTGAAAGTGTGGAACGCCTTGCCGTCGACCCGCAGGAACACGCACGAGTTCGGCGTGAGCCGGTAGTTCGAGGCGGCCTCGTAGGCTTTGATCCGGTCACCGAGGTTCATGCCGCCGCCTCGAACAGTCCGATCTGCGGGGTCATCTCGTATGCGTTCGCGGGCTTCACTGTGAGGTTGCAGGCTGTGAAGTCGACGGTCACGATCTCCGTAGCCGGCGATACCCCATGCCAGTCGTCGCGGTACACGCTGGTGTCGATGCCGCAGTTCGGCTCCAACACGATCCCCGTTTCCCGTACGAACTTGTCGTACTCGCGGCCGCCGGTCCCGTCCTGGTAGTGCGGTTTGCCGCTGTAGTCGAACGGCGCCGACATTTGCGGGATGATGAATACCCCATAGTCGGCAACCTGCGCGGCGACCGCGATCACGTGGTACTCGAACTTCCGGGACGTGCAACCGGGCGCGTCCTTGGATCGTTTGATCGCCCCGAACGGCGGGTTTCCGATCGCCACATCGAACCGCCCCAACCCCATGTCGGGCACGTCGAGGATGTCGCCGCAAATCCAGGTCGCTTCGGGCAGGATCTTCCGGCCGACACGTACGTAGTCGGGATTGCGCTCCACGCACACGAACTCGCGCTCCGGGTCGCCGGCCCAGCGGTGCCCGAACAGGTTGCGGCACCCGTGCGAGAGACGTCCGATCCCCGCGCCGAGGTCGATGAACCGACCGAACCGGCCGGTCAACTCGACAGAGAAGTCTTGCGCCAACCCTGCCGGGGTGAAGAACGCGCCGTCCGTGGAGTTCGCGGCAGTCGACATCTCCTGGAAGTTGTCGAGCACAAACGACTTCTCGTCCTCGGTGAGATCACGGTCGAGGTCGACGAGAGCCAGCGCTTCAGCGTGCAGCTTCTCCTGCTGCTTCGTCATCTTCCCCACTACACTGCCTCCACTTGGAGTGCGACGCGGATGTCGGGCGGCGTCCAGTCGGCAGGCTTCAAGATCTTGCCGTCGTCCCGTCGAATGACCTTGCCGTCCACGAATTTCGCGAAGTTGGATCGCGCGACCTCGGCCCACACCCGGTCCAGTGGTATCCGCAGCAGGACAGCGAGGGCGGACAGCTGGTACATGCCGCGATGCCCGAGCACGTCGGTGTCGATCAGGTTCCGGGCGTAGAGCGCGCGCCGCAGTCGATTGTCGGTGGCGTGGAGTTCGTCGATGACGGTTTCCATCGCTGCGTCGGGCAGGTCTTCCCAGGTGGGCGGGTGTGGTGAGGGGGTGATGAGGTCGATGTAGTCGCGGGCGAGACCGAGCCGCAGCAGCAGTCCTGCGCGTACCCAGAGCCCGTCAGCGATGGCGTCGGCAGTTTCGATCATGTCGCGCTCGCGGAGCGCGGTTGCGAGTTCGTCGCGTTCTTCTTTGACGAGGCGGTAGGCCAGGTCGAGCTCGGCCTGGTTGACCCATCCGGGAGTGGGGCGTAGAGGTACGCCTGCGGTGTGGTTCCAGTCGGCGACGTCGGTCCAGAAGGTCATTGGGCGGCTGATTCCATTCGGTCGTCGAGGTAGGTCATGGCGCGGAGTACGAGCTGGCGCAGGCGGTCGAGGTGGAGGCGGGCACCGAACTCGTCACCGTGTGCGTGGGCGGACTCGAAATCTGCTGCGGTGGAGGTGATGTCGGCACGGACTTGCCGTTCGTCCTCGGTGGTGGGGTGTTTCCACAGCCTGTGGATCGCCATCCGCTCTGCTGTGGATTCACCGAGCAGGGCACCGCAATCAGGACAGGTTGTCGCGGTCATGCCGAGACCCGAACCGGGAACTCGTCCCAGGTGCGGCCGTCGAGCTCGCGCCCGGCGCGCTTCTTTCCGACGCGCCATTGCACAGACGGGTGGTACTGAGCGCTGCCGTGCTCGATGTCCCATGTCATGTAGGTGGCCTCGGTCATCTGCTCGGTGGTGATGTACTCACCCCATTGCTTGAATAAAAACGGCACCCCGGCGGCGGTGCACTGGTCGCGCAGCGAGCGCGCCCAGTCGGGATGCATCGGCCGGGCGCCGCGCCCGGACTCGCCGCCGACGATCAACCAGTCGAGCTTTTCCGCAGCGGCTTCCCACCGGCCGGGGTGCCCGTACCGCCCATTCAGGGCGTCGAGATGCGTGGCGGTGCCTGCCTGGAACGGGATTCTGGTGAGGTCCACCGGCCCGAGAAGCGGTTCGGCGCTGACGAAGCGGACGGCAGCCGAGGTACCAAGCAGGGTAGGAATGCGGAGGTTCGCCCAGTGCTGGTTCTCGGCGGAGACGCCGAGCCACACGTTCGGGAGCGGCCACGGCGCGTCGTAGATCGCGGTCGCCGTGTCCTCGTCCGTCGCGGCTTCGAGGAGCCGCTGCGGGCCGTCGATCGCGTCACCGAGCAACGAGCGCATGCGCCCGGGCCGTTTCGTGAGGATCTGGAATGTGTGCTGAGGGGCGCGCGCCATCGTCGCGAACACGCGCGCAATGAACTCGTCTGGCACGTCCTTGTGGAACAGGTCGCTCATCGAATTCACAAACACCCGTTGTGGCGTCCGCCAACGCAACGGCTCCGACAGCTTCTCCGGACGCAACGTCACCTGGAATCCGTTCGGGAATGCCGTCCCGCCAGCGAACCGGTTGGCGATGCCCTCGGCGTAGCAGTTGTCGCACCCTGGAGATACCTTGTCGCAGCCCGATACCGGATTCCACGTGCGCTCGGTCCACTCGATCGAGGTCTTACCCACGGTCGTCCTCCTCGTCGAAGAACTCCCAAGTGACAATCCCCTCGGGCGGATTCCAGTAGCCGGACGAGTCGACTGATTCGCAGAGCTTGCGGAGGTCTGTGCGTGCCACGACCGCGGCCCATGCGTTCGCCGGGTAAGCGTCGGGCCGGAAGCCTTCGCGCACCGTGATCGACTGCTCATCCCACCCGAACCATCCGAGCTTGGAGGATGTGCCCGTCTCGTCGGCGCGCGCGAACCTGTCGGCTGCGGCGTGCTCGTAGGTCGATTCCAGCTCGGCGCGACTGCCGCACCGGATCGGCGCGTCCACGACGGACGAGTAGACGACGTAGAAGTCCTCGTCACGGGTCGGTTTGATGATCGTGTGGCTCATGGTTCAGCTCCAGAGGTGCGGCAGGATGTCGATGAAGTCGTGGCGTGCCTGCTGGATGCGTTCATGCCAGGCGTCTTCGCGGGCCTGTTGGGCGTCGTAGATCGCCCGCTCCTCGCCTACTCGGGGCTTCATGCGGAAGCTGCCGTCAGGTTGCGGAATGAACTCGTCTTCGAACTTCCATCCGGGCGGCTCCAGTACAGCCATTTCTTCCTCAGTGAAGCGCGGTCTCGGTTCCGACAGACGGGCGATCAGGTCTTCGAACGATTCACGGAACCGCTCGCGGTCGAGGACGCTGTAGTCGAGGTGATAGCGGATGGAGGCGATGGCGAGCGCGTTGAAGCTGGCGTCGAACTCGTCGAGCATCCAATCCACCGACGGTTTGCGCTCGAACCCGACCAACTTCCAATACGGTTGCCCGCGACCATGCCAACTCACCGTCCAGCGATACAGGGTGACATGGCATTCCCAGCCGCGCGTACGGCCACGACCCGTCTCCACAGCCCAACGCGGCGGCTCGTAGGTGCTCGACACAGACAACCAGCCGACGAACGGGACACCCAGCGACTTGTACATCAGAAGTCGTCCTGGTCGGGGCGGCCGAGCCGCATCAACGGGACACCGAGCCGATCCCACATCCGGCAGACCGACAGCCGATCGTCGAAAACCCCGAGCACCCTGTAGCGGTCGCGGATCTGCTGGTCGAAGATGCCGTACTTGACCAGGTAATCGGGTCGTTTGTCGCCGGTCGCCCGCATACGCAATTCCGTGAACGGGACACCGTTCGCGGTCAGCCAGTCCGCAGTAACCGTGCGTGAATCGTCGTCGCGGCCGGACAGGATGACGATCGCAGCGTCCGCCGCGAGCTTCCTCACCACCTCGACGGTGTGCGCGATCGGGATGTCCTCGAACACGCGCGTGTAGTCGTAGATGCCACGACCTGGAGCCTTGTCCGCCAGAGTGCCATCCACGTCGACGATCCACGCTGGCGGCAGCGTCTCGTCGGGCACGTACGGCGTCGGGTAGAAGAACAGGTCCGGGGAGGCGGTGATCGTCGGCCAGTGCCTGCGCGGGAACCGCTTCGCAAGGGCCTCGATCGCGACCTTCCCCACCGCCCGCCCGCCCGCTGCGGCACGTTCCGCGTCACGGCGGATGCACTCGTCGACCGGGGTGTCGAGGTCGATCACCTGGAATTCAGCGCCGTGCAGGGCAGCGAAGTCGGCCCAACCGCGCGCCCACTTGAGGCGTAGATTCGTGGCGTCGACGTAGACGTCATAGCCTGCGTCGAGCAGTGCCGCGGCCTGCGCACGCTCGGCTTTCGAGATGATCTCTTCCTGCTGCGGTGTGAGCATTCCTGACTGACCGAACAGCGCCATCCGCGCGTCGTCACGTGACACACGCGCCAATAGGGGATCGGCCTCCTTCAGGCGCGTGTACAAGGTGCTCTTGCCACTGCCGGGATAGCCTCTCGGCAGGATGACGCGCGGACGCACACCAGTTCTCAGCACCAGCTTTTCGCCGATCATGACGGGATCAACTCGTGACGGTCGAACCGGAACTTGATGTACGTCCGACGGTTGCGGCTCCGCATCCGCACCTTTACATAATCGCCATGACGCAGAATATCCCCACGGAATGTATCGGGTGCACCATCAAGTTCCTCAGCGATGCGCTCGGCAACCGCGACCGCGTAGGTCTCGTCCGTCTCCTCGCCGAGGCTCAGTTCACGCCGCGTGCTGTTGAGGGTGAGGCGGGCACGCTTGTTGGTGCCTCCACGAATGACTGTGATAGTCATGCCGCCTCCCCCAACGATTCGAGATCCGGCCCGGCGGCCTCGTCGTCCAGCAGCTTCGACTCGTGCTGAAGGAAGATCGGCGACTTGGCCTTCAGCACCGTCGGGAACAGGGTGTCGACCGCGCGGATGCACACGCCCTCGTCGACGAGCTTCTTCGACCCGGACAATGGGACCGCTTGACCGTAGCCCTCGTCGTAGTAGCGGCGGTCGAGCCAGTCGACGGGGTCGAACGCGCGGTGCTGCATCTCGGTCAGGACGGGGACGGTCTTCAAACCCAGCTGCGCACACCACTCCACAACTTGTCCCCACGCAAGGTCGGTGATGACGCCCTGCGGGTTGACGTGCGCGACCCGATACACGTAAAGGTGGGCGTCACCCTCCGGGACGTTGTAGGTGTAGCCGGGCTGGATCGGCCGGCCGTCCGGGGTCCAGCCGATCAGTTCTCCGTAGACGACGAAGCCCTGCGGGATCAGGCCATCCAGGCGTTGGCCGTAGTACGTCCACACGTCGGTGCCGTAGAAGTGGTTCTGCTGGACCTTGGGATCCTTGATGACCTTCCGGCTGCCGTAGACGGTGTCGTAGTCGTACTGGGATACCGGAACACGCAGCAGCCGCGCGGCGAGCTTGTCCCGCCATGTCGGCTGACGCCTCGCGATCGTGTTCCCGATGCGGATGCTGGTGCCGTGCAGCTTCTGGGTGATGACCACGCGCGCGTTGGCAGGGATCAGGCGCTCGTTGCCCCAGTAGCGGGTGGTGTCGTAGTGCTCCGGCAGGAACTTCGCATCCACGCGCACGAACTTCTTCGTCGCACGATCTTGTGCGGTGCGCTGGGTGCTGCGCTTCACCGGACGCTCATACTTCCGGCAGATCTCATGCCCGTTCAGGGTGTCGAACGTATCGCCGACCCTGAGGTCGTTGATGTCGATCCCGGTGTAAGCGAGAGCCTTCAGCGGCAGGAACAGGGCGTCGGACCGGTGGCCGCGGAGCTTGATCGCCCGGACACGGCGGTTGTCGCCGAGATATCCCTTATCGGCTTCGGGGTCGGCGTTCAGGTGGGTGTGCGCGTGCAGGTTGTTGACCCGCGCGAACTCCTCCGAAAGCTGCGTTTCCGCGGTGAACACGACACCGATGTCCCCGACTTGGGTGTCTTTGCTGACGATTGCCTGGAAGCCGAGTAGCGGTGCGCCGACGATGTTGTCGCAGCCTTCGAGGGTGTTCAAAGCGCTGATCTGGACGACGACGGCCGCATAGTTCGCGTTTGCTGGAGGGGCGAGTTTCACCCCGTCAGCGTAACGTGTAGTTGAGTGTAATGTCTATAGTCTCCTACACTCCCCGAGGTCGAGCAGGGTGGTGTTGGCGTCGACCGCGGCCTGGTCGGCATCGAGGATGTCGACGCGCGTGCGATAGTTCCCGGCCAGGAGTTCCGCGGTGAGGCGGCAGTGGTAGTGACCAGCGAACAGGCGCCTCGGTTGCACGACGTCGACGACACCGCGGAGGACGCGACGGTTGAGTTCGGCCGCGTCAATCTGGGCTTGCGGGAACCGGAAGGGGTTGCCTTCGATGCACGGGATTCGGACGCCGGCGGGTACGTCGTGGCAGATCATGATGTCGGCGGTTCCGCCTTCACAGGCGCGGAGGGCGTCGGCGCTGCTGATGGTTTCGCCGGGCCACCATTCGATGTGTGGGCGACGCCAGGGCCGGTCAACACTGTGTGCGCCGCCCATCGCGAGGAAGCGGACTCCGTTCCAGGTCCATCGGTAGCCGCGGGGCAGGTAGAAAATGTTGGATCGGATGGGGATGGGGACGTGTCCGTGTTCGGCGACGAGGGCTTGCAGCACCTCATGGTTATCGTGATTGCCGTCGACCCATCCGAGTCGCATGCCATGACGGTCTAGCTCTTCCTGGACTTGATCGAGGAAGTTCGGGGAGCCGTCATGGTTTTCACGCATGTCGTAGGCAAAGTCTCCGACGTGCAGGATGTGGCTGGCGCAGGTTCGGGCGGCGTGTTTGATGGCCTTCCGTGCGTAGGTGGGGTTGGCGTGCCAGTCGCCAGCGACCACAACGACCGGTGATGGTGTGGCTTCGAACGGGTTCACTTGTCTCCGTCGTTTGGTTCGGGGTCGAGCCAGCGTTCGCGAATGTAGTAGGCGTCGACGGCGCGGTAGTCGTCGTCGATGCTGCCGTGCACCACATGGGCTTGCAGTCCGCGCAATGGGGTATGGGCGGCTTGGAACCATTCGAGGGGTTGCCCGGCAAGGTGTTCGGCGTAGCGTTCCGCGTTCTCGGAGCTGGTGAAAATGCCGTGCGTGTAGGGGTGGTCGTCGGTGTTCAGGCTTGCTTCGAGCTGGTAGACGCGGCTCACGGGGCCTCCAACAGGTTCGTGAAGTGGTCGCGCTGGTCGTAGTAGGGGCCGATCGCATACCAGGCCATTTTGTGGCGTACGGTCGGGTAGTCCCAGGTTTGCGCCCAGTCGCGTAGCTCCTCGAACGTGCAGCCGATTCGAGTGAGGGTGTTGCGGATGGCGTGCGCGGTGTCGAGGTCGGTCACGGTTTGGACGGGATCGTGGCTCATCGTGTGATCCGCCCGTACTGGCGAACCTGCTTCCATCGAACCCAGATCGGATCGTTCAGGTACGGGTCGAATGCGGGGTCGTCTTGCAGGCGTGGGAGTTCCCGCAACGCGATCACAACATGCCAGGTAATGACGGGGATGACGAGGGTGCGTCGGTAATATTCGTCGCACCCGAGCCAGGGCACCATGTGATGTCGCCAGGTTCCACGGGCAGGCATACCAGTGCGCCGGACCCAGATTCGTCCGCGGATTGACCGGCGTACAGCTTTCAGATTCATGGGTTCACCCGTTCGATTTCGGTGACCCGATATAGTCGTTGGGTCGGTTCGTCGCTGCCGTTGAATTGGATGAGGACCGTGACGCATGTGGGGCCGACGTAGGAGACGGTTGCGTCGTCCATGCGGTCACCGAACGGGACACGCACCCGGTCACCAAGTTTCAGCGTCCCCATCCGAGCCTCCTGATCGCGCGGGCACGGTCACCGTGCTCGGAACGCATGTAGGCGCGGACCACGGCCTCCTCGTGGCGGCGGCACACCCAATGCTCACCCGGGTATCCGCCGTCCTCATCGACGGTTTCGATAAGGAACGGCCAACCGTGCACAACATTGTCGATCACACACCACCAGAAGGTGCCGGGGCAGTGCGCGAAGATGCCCCGCTGGTGGAAGTTGAACCACCAGTCCTTAGCCAGACTCCACCAGCGAGACACTCGTGTTCCTCCCGTCACGCAGCCTGCGCGTCCATCTCCCACGGCCAGCCCGCCGACACACCGCGCTCCAGCAGCGGCACCAGCCGGAACGTCGCATCGGTCAGCGACCCGAACTCGTACCTGTTCGCGCCCAACGGGTACGCGGCAGGCTTGTAGCCACCGAGATTGAACCCGTACACGGGCACGTGTCCGGGGATCGGGTTGGTGATGCCGCGGGTCTGGGTCTGCATATCGGAGATGATGAAGACCCGGTCGTGGCCCTTGTACTGGCGGCGGACAGCGCCCGCGATGTCGGTGCCGTGACCGACCTCGCCGACCCGCTTCACGAACCGCTTGATCTCCTTGATCGGTGACGCCCCCTTGCTCAGCTGGTGCTTGAACTCGCCGGAGGCGAATCCGTAGATGTCAGCGTTGCCACCGAGGTGGGCACCGAGCGCGACACCGAACACCGCAGCGGCCTTCACCGGAGTCACCTTCGACCGCGCCGAGTAGCCCATGCTGGACATCGACGCCGAGGTGTCGATGAGGATCAGTGTGCGGCCGGGCAGGGCCGGGAGGTTTCGCAACGAGTGGCCGAGGGCCTTGTCGAGGGCATGACCCCACCGCAGCGACGGCACCTGCTCGTAGGCCGACAGGAACCTGAACGGCAGCTGCCGCGACCGAGCCACCTCGTCCGGATCGGACAGGCGTGCCGCGACAACTGCTGCGGCTTCGTCAGAGAGCCCTGCCTCGTCGAAGTTCCGCAGGTTCCGCAGCAACGCCATGTAACCCATCGACGGGATCATGGCCTCCCAGCGGGCCGCGGTCCAGGCACCGAACGACCCGAGCTGCTCCCACGTCATGCCCGCGTTGCTGAGCGCGTCGGTGAGTTCGCCGCTTTCGGCAAGGCGGTCGAGGTAGAGCGGCGTGTACGTCTTGAAGGTCGCGTTCGCGATCACCGTCTGCAGTGTCTCCGGGATGGCGTTGTCGCGGTTGTGTCGCCTGTCGATCGCGTGCCGGAACAGGTCGGACTGCCACGCGCTTTTCGGGATGGGGTGCGTGAGGTCGATGACGTCACCGAAACGGTAGCCCTTGCTGTCGGTGTCGTACTTCAGCAGCGATCGCTCGTTGTACAGGCGGACCGCGGCGTCGGCGACGCCACGCTTCACGGGCTGCGGCACCTTTCGACCGTAGGTCGAGGTCCAGTAGGCGAGCATTTCGGCGGGCTCGTCGGCGCGCTGCAGCACGCTCGCGATGACGTGCCGGTTGTCGCCGGCGAGGCCCGCTTCCAGGCGTGCCTTGACGTATTCGGCGGCGCCGACGAGGGATGCGGTGCGCATGTTCGCCTCGGGGCCACGGAGCCAGGCCAGGAAGTTGGCGGTCCACTCGCCGTCCTTGACGGCCATCTTGCGGACGAGCTTCTGGTAGCGGCCGTCACGGACGGCGGCGGACTCGTAGAAGGTGTCCTGGCCGACGAAATTGGTGACGGCGAGGAGGAAGAGTTCCGAGCGGGCGTCGCGCAGGTGGGCGGGTGCGCCTTCGTGGGTGACGGTGGTCTTCTTCGCCTTGGTCTTGATCGGACCGACCGCGGTGTTCGCCGGGCGAGCGGCTTTGGTGTTGAAGCGGGACATGAAAGTGCCTCCCTGCAGGGGTTCCTGGACTTGGAGGGAGGCTTCGACGGTGCTGACGACGGGGCGGCTCAGGTGTCTTTTAGGACCAGCGTTCTGCCATTAAACTACGAGGCGGGAATCGAACCCACACAGCCGGTTTGGGTAGCAAGGAAGTAGCCCGAACCTGCGGACCAGCACCAATCTGAAGTTCTCCCGGATGTCCCGGTACGCCTGGGGAGGCACTCACGTAGGACGCTGACAACAAGGCGGTGTAGGTGAACTTGTGTACGTGTGCTTGCCAATTACACTACGCCCGAACTCGTCGGGCGGCGGGAATCGAACCCGCGCTCCGCGCTCCCAATGCGAAGAAGTAACCCACTCCTACGGACCAGCGCCCCTGTGAAGTTGTCTCCCCGAGAACAGGACCGCGGACGGTGTTGTTTCACAAGCAATGAAGTAACCGTCTACGTTCGCACCGGGAAGGTGTTGGCTCGAACTCTACTCGACTACATGCAGTGTAGTCAACTCACTCCAGGACGCCGTCCGGCAGCCCAGCTCCGATCGTGCGCGCGAGTATCGCGTAATACTCAGGAGCCCACCGCGTATCGCACGCCAAGCATTGCGCCGACGACCGGTCCACCACGAGCGAGTAACGCCGCACCGTCTCCCCTGCCGCGTCCTCACCCCACACATGCAGTGCACCGCACGCCGGGCATGCAGCTCGCAGCTCGTACCGGTGCGCCGCCGCATCCTCCCCCAGCAGGGCTTCCGCCTGGCCCACCCACGACCGCACCACCCGCGCCATTCGCCGCAGCACGGCCACGTCCTGCGGCCGCCACCCGTGGTCACACAGCGCATACAGGCGCCGCACCGTCAGCGGCTGACCATGCTGATTGTCCGGCACACCCGGCCACCATTGCGCCACACGCTGATCGATCTGCACCAGCAGCGACAGCGCCTCAGACCAACCCGGCCCTCGCGATGCTGGAGTGGGACGGCGGCTGCTGTACCCGTACGTTTCGCCGAGCCGCGCGTCGGTGAGGTCGCTGTAGAGGCTGGAGCGAACCACGGTCTCTGGCCCGTCATCGCGTTCGATCGTGTCCGACCGCCACCCGATCAAGTCGTGGACCGCGTCAGCGAACGCCGCACGCGCGCCTTCGACAAGTTCAGTCGGTTCGCTCAATACTGTCCCCCCTCCTCAACCGCCGACGTGTTCCTGTCCTGCGCCCGGTAGTTCACTTTCGCCGTCGGCAGACGCCGCCGGGTAATGTCATGTTCGGCGCGCTCCCTGGCAAGTTCGTCTGCAAGTCGTTGGATGCCGAATCGGAGGCTATTCCGGTGGGGGTTGTTCGGCGCCCACTCTCTCCAGGCCGCGCTGCCCAGTGCGGCGTCGAGCGTATCGGCGAGTTCGTCGAGGTGGCGGGCAGCTGCATCGAACCGCTGCTTGTACAAGATCGCCCAAAACAACGGCGGATGTTTGGGATCCATGCCGTGTTCCGTCAGTGGGAGTCGGTCACACTCGCTTGTTTCGCGGGCGTGGCCAGGGGTTACACAGGTTTGGTCGTCCGCGCTGCGGATGCAGGAGGACGGAACACGGTCTTGCGATTCGGGCACGGGGATGTCCTTAGACTGCGTCGGGGTGGTTCGGTTCAGCATTGGCAGTCCGTCCAGTGGAGTCCGCAGGCGGTGCAGTGGTCACGGTCATCGAGCCAGTCCGCCATGTCGTCGTAGTCGTCAAGCAAGGCCGTCGCGCGCCCTCTCACGCTCTTGCTGCTCATCTCGGAGACGTGCGAGGGTGACCTTGGTGGCACGGCCGAGTCGCCACGACCAGTAGATCGAGCAGACGCTGACAGCAACGACGGCAATCGAAACAGCGACGGACAGAACCGCGATCAACACTGCTACTCCTGGTTCCCGAGTAGGTCCTTGGTTGTGAGTGGACGCCGTGTGTGCATGAGCGCGTGCACGACTTGCAGTGCACGGATATCGGCGGCGGCGAGTGGTGGACCGTCCCATAATTCGCAGCCATGCGATACACAGGTGATGCGCACTCGCGCCCGGTTACTCATCGGCGAGGACGTCGTTGATGCCTGCGGACGATTCCACCAGGCGACCAAGAATAGGAGGCAGGCACACAAGCCACGCAGCAAAAACAGCGGCCAACGCGACAGCACTAATCGCAATCCGGTTCATCAGGCTCGAACTCACTATCCATGTCGAAGATGTCGCGCAGGCAGTCCAACCGAATTCGGCAACCGGACCCTACCGACTCCCGGTCAATGCTCTCGCCGCCCATCCGATTCTCCTCGCCTCGCTAATTCAAGGCTAATAGGAGCGTCAAACCACTCCGATTTCACGCAGCCGCAGAGTTCCCGACGATTCGACCGCCACGTTCCCACCACGCCAGATATGTGTCGATCAGCCACCGATTGATGCGCGCCCAATCCGGCTCAGGCGGCAGGTCCGCATGCAGCGACAGGTGGTTCAACTGCGCGAGCAGGTCCGCGGCCCGTTCCAGCGCTTCCTCTTTCGTGTGCAGCCCGTGCCGCAGCTCCGTCAGCCACGCCCGCTCAGGTTCCGGCATCGGCAACGTGATCCGCCCCGTGGTCAGCAGCTCCACACCCTGCACACCCAACCTGACCATGTGATAGGCGAACTTCGTGTCGAATCCGTACACGTCCACCAGCTCGGGCCGGTTCGTGTGCTTCTTCGACTTCACGCCCAGCATCTGGTCTCGCTGCGACATGAGGTAGCCGGCGAACCGATGCGCAACCTGCCGGGACAGGAACCGGTCGGGGTGGGCTTGAAGATCGCGGCCGACGTGGCTGGTGACCACGATTTCCTGTTCGGGGATGAACATCAGCAGCAACACGGTGGGGTTTCCTTGCGCGGCCAGTCGCGCCCATTTCCGCAGCGAGTACACGGTCAGGTCGAGGTCACCGGCACCCGAACGCACGCCTTCCGGTTGGGTTCGGAAAATGTACTGCTCGAACCGGTCTAGCCCGATCACGTATTCGGGAGGCTCGATGCACACGCCCATCTCGTCGCGGTCGTCGGCGCCGGTGGTGACGCCGTGGAGCCCGGACCCGACCTGACCGCGCAGGACCGTATTCTGGTTCGCGATCCGCTGAAATTCGGCGCTGCCGTGAACGCTCATCTGATTCTGCTCTCCCACGTAAACTGCCCGGTCACCTCAACGGTAACCGGGCAGTCAACCTGGGAACGCAGGTCTATGCGATACGGAACTTGGTGAGCACCTCTATCTCGTCTCGCCCTGCACCCAACGTCTTCACTGTGAACTTGATGCCATCCGGTTCCGCCCCGCCGTTCTGCAGAAGCTCATCTACATGCGGGAAGATCGGAAAGTCGAACGTGAACGCTCCCGGACCGTCGATCTCCTTCCGGAACAGACCCTCGCACAATATGTTGTCCCAATCATCTTTGGGGTTGCATCCGTGAATGGGCGTCTTTTCTGCAAGCTCAGTTGCCCATGCCATGCGGCCCCCACCTAACTGAAGGCCGATGTCCTCGATCGACACCTTCTGGGGGCCGCTATTCTTGACAGTCAACCGAATGTAGCTGGGCTGCGTTCGAAGCATGTTGTCGGTGAGTTTGCCGTCGTTCTGAATCTTCTGTTTTCCGGGCTCGTCCTTGTCAGGACCGCTGAAGACCGCCTCGAACGTGACATTGCCTTGGTTGCCCTGGATGCTGATCTGGTTGGACTCGTCGGCTTGTCTCAGATTGACCCAGCCGAAATACACCCCCGAGATCACTACGATTGTCGTGGCAGCCCCCGCCAGGAAGGGTTTTGCCCTGTCCAGGAAGCTCGGGGCCGGGGCCGCCATCATCCTTCTCAGTTTCCGCTTCTCCGCGTCGGTCAACTCTGGTTCAGCCATGCCCGTCCCCGTTCGCATCATGTTTGGCTGCAAGGGGTTTGAGCTTAGCGGATGGTTCCGAGCGTCGCGCTGGCTTCTACATGAACGGCAACCGAGAAGCTACTTACGGTGTCGGCCCAACTGCGGGACCGGTCACCCCGGAATCCGCACGGGCATCAGCATGTATACGAATGGACCAGACAGCGCAGCGAACCCGCCACTGCTCTCCTTCACCTCGACGTCGCCGCTGGGCACCAGCACGGCGGGCCGCGTCGGCGTCGTGAACCCGAGCGTGACACTGGTCGAATGCAACGCCGTCAACCCGTCCATCAGATAGCCCGGGTTGAACGCAATCGTCAGCGGCTCGCCCCGAAACTCGGCGGGCACCGCTTCCTCGGCGCGGCCCGCATCGTCGCCGCCAGCGGACAGCAGCAATCCGTCCTCGCTGAACTCCAGCCGCACCTGTGCGCCCCGCTCGGCGACGAGCGCCACACGCTTGATCGCGTCCACGAGATCCGGGACGAACACAGTCGCCACCGACGTGTGCTCCTTCGGCAGCAACTGCCGGAACTTCGGGAACTCGGCATCCAGTAGGCGTGTGGTGGTGCGGCGGCGGGCGTTCACCAGTCCGAACATGCTGTCGTCGATCGCCAACCGGGCGGGCGCCGCCGATTCCAGCGCCTTCACCGCCTCGGCGAGAGTCCGGGCGGGAACCAGAACCTGGGTTTCGACACTCGGGTCGGTTGGGGACCATTCGAGCGTACGCACCGCCAACCGGTACCGGTCGGTCGCCGCCAACGTCACCTCGGCGCCGTCAATTTCGACGCGGATACCGGTCAGCATCGGCAGGGTGTCGTCCCGGCCGGCCGCCACAGCGACCTGGCTGACCGCGGTCGCGAACAGGTCCGCGGCCAGCTCGCCGCTCCGGGCAGGGACGTCGGGCAGCTTCGGGTAGTCCTCGACCGGCATAGTGGGCAGGGAGAACTTCGCGCTGCCGCAGGCGATGAGGACTCGGCTGCCGTCGAAGGTGATGTCGACGGGCTTGTTCGGCAGCGCCTTGGTGATGTCGGCGAGCAGCTTCCCCGACACCAGCACTTCGCCGTCGTGGGCGACCTCGGCGGCGATCCGCATCTGCGCGGACACCTCGTAGTCGAAGACGGAGATGGTGAGGCCGTCGTCGTCGGCGCGCAGGTGGGCACCGCCGAGCACGGGGACGGGTGGGCGGCTCGGGAGGCTACGCGCTACCCAGGTGGCTGCGTCTGCGAGGTCGCCGCGGGCGACGCGGAATCGGATGCTCATCGGGCCTTCTTGGTTGGGGTGGGCTTTTTGGTGGTGGGCTTCTTCTGGTGGTGGTCGTAGTCGGGCTCCCACTCGTAGCCAGGCGTGTCGGCGGCGCAGTAGGAGTCGGCGACTCGTGTGTCGGTGTCGTCGTGTTCGCACCAGCGGTCTTCACCGCAGGCGGTGAGCCCGAGCGCTGCCAGCGTGACGGCGGCGGCCACAGCGAGGGCCTTCATCGAGGTCATTCCGGGTCTCCTGTGGTGCTGCGCTGCCAGATGGAGGCGACCCCGCCGTGGGATCGGGTGGTGGTCGCGGATACGCCGGCCTTTTCGATGACGCCTGCCCGCCACAGCCGTTGCACCATCGGACCGAAGCGCCGGGGTTCGGCCATGTCGGGCCAGCCCGCGGCTCGCATTCGCGCGTAGATATCGGCGTTCGCGAAGCGGGTGCCCGCGGGCAGGTCGCGGATCAGCTTTTCCGCGCGTTCGAGGTAGGCGAAGTCGGGTGGTGCAGTGGCGGTCATCGCAGCAGATCCTGTTCATCCTCGAAGTAGGTGACCCGCGGCTCAGATGCCTCGACGAGCACCAGGCGGCGGGCGTGGGTGATCCAGTTGGGTGAGATGTGTGAGCCAAGACCGAACCCCGCGGGTGGAAGCAGCTCGAACAATCGGTGCCCGTCCGTGACGTAGAGCGGAAGCACCATCGCCAGGCAGTGGGTGAATGACCCGCCGTCCGGGTATTGGCCGCTGATGTCCCAGATAGACTGGGGTTCTGCGGTCAGCCACGGCTTGCGTACGAGCGTGAGCATGTCGTGATCGGTCATTGGTCATCTCCTACGATTTGCCAGGCGCCGTATTGGACGCGGCGTTTCTCCACGACGACGGCGAATCCGGCCTTTCGGAGCCCGTTGCGTTTCTCCCGCCACAGCGCCGAGTCGGAGAGAAGCACGTACTCCTCCCCCGTGCCGGGGTCGAGGTAGGTGATCCGGTATTCGTCACGTGACGTAGCAGGCGGGGACGGGGGCGGTGTTACGGATTCGCTGTTCACGCGTTCACCGCCCGAAGCCCGCCGGTCTTGGACCAGCGGTCATGCATGACCAAGCTCCCGGCGACGGACACGTTCAGCGACCACGGCGACGGGGACGGGATCTGCACGACGTGGTGGCAGCGGTCGAGCACGGCAGCGGGCAGCCCGTGATCCTCGGCGCCGAGCAGGTACAGTGCGCGGACCGGGTGGGTGAACTCGTTGAGGGAGACCGCGCGGGCGTCGAGTTCGACCCCGACGAGCGGGCAACCGTACGGCAGGTGTGCGATCAGGTCGTCGATGTCGCGGTAATGGTGCAGCGGGATCGCGTTGTGCGCTCTGCACGTGTCGGAGGCTTGCGGCTTGTACCGCGACCCGATGGTGGCGAGCATCGACGCCTGATACGTCATCGCGGACCGCCAAAGCGTGCCGACATTCACTTCATGCTTCGGATGCCACACGGCGACGCCATAGAATCCTGTCGTCATGATGCCGCCTCTCCCGTGGTGCTGTAGGTGATTTCGATCCACATGCGCCCGCCTTCACCCTTCACGGCAGGGTGGATGAGCGGTTCCGGCTTGGACATCCACTGCGGGGTGTCGTCGAGCACGAGCCCGTACCCGGGTACCGTGCCGCGTTTGGATGCGCGCGAAACGGTGAGGGCGTCGGCGATCGGTTTGAGCGTTGCGATGAGGTTGTCGGTGTCGCGGCGGCGGTTGTCGCGCGGCTGATAGTGCAACTGCACTGCGGCGTGCGCGACGAGCCGCGGGAGCTTGGCCTGCGTGGCGAGAGCGATCACGGTTTCGCGGATCTCGCGGGTTTTCGCAGCTTTCGCCATCGCCGCGCCGTGCGTGTACCCGCGGTCGTTCATCGACAGCGGCGGCGACGTCCACGGCAAATCGATACGCACCACGGTCACAGCGGCCTCCAGGTGAGGTAGTCGGCGAGCCGGTTGAAGTCGCGCCCGCACTGAGTGCAGGTGATGGGGGCGCGTTTGCCGAACGCCTCTTCGACCGCGGTCAGGCAGTCCCGGCATGCGAACTTCACGGCGCAGCCGTGCCAGTTCGCCCAGTACTCCGCTTGCGGTGCGGGAGCGAACGGCCCGAATTCGTGAATCTGGCTGTCACACACAGGGTGATCCAGCGGCCACACCGGGGTCATGCGGCACGGTCCATCACGTCAACCTGGCTTGGGGTGAAGTTGCGGTTGCTGCTCATGCCGCTTTCCTTTCGGGTGCTGCGGATTTGGTGGTGTGCCAGTGCTGCCCGGAGGGGCATCTGTAGGCGCGGGCGGGACGATCGCCCGGTCGCGCGCGAGCGAGATAGCGTCGGATCGCGTTCTCCGCTTCACCGCGGGTGCCGTGCTTCTTCTTGTGCGGGGTCGGGCACTCCGGCTTCGACGCGTGAATGACGTGCGAATACAGCATCGCCACGGCCTTCGACCGGTTGTAAGCGACACTGGAGCGACCGCACCGGCATTTCGCTTCCCACGAGTTCTTGCGCATGGTGACCGAAACCAGCACGTGCTCGGGCTTGGGGGCGGCACCGCGGTCGTCTGACATCAGGCCACCTCCTGCCCGACGACGAACAGGTGGAGCGGCTCGACTGCGGGGGCGCCGCCAACCGGTGGGGTTTCCTTGCCCTCCTTGTCCCGGAACACACGCCCACCCCAGATCCCTGACACCCAGGTTTGCATCTCCTCGGCGAGTGCGTCTCGCTTGGCTAGACAGCGTGCCCGCAAGTCGCAGGAGAAGCAGATGCCGACAGAGCGGCGGCGGCGTGCACGCGCTTCCGGGAGGGTTTCACCGTCGACCGCGTAATCCCATTGGGATGCACGATGTTTACGCATCCACTCCTGGTGCGCGTCACTGCGGCACTTCGGCTGCGGTTTCACCGGCGCCAGCTGTTCGGGGGACGTCATGCGCGGGCCGCCGCGATGATCGGTGCGATCAGGGCGCCAGCGGCGACGAGGATCGGTGCCGCGATGAGGGCGGCGATGCGCGGGAGGACTGTCTGCATGTTGCTGGCTCCTTGCCGAACCGGACGCTGTGTGTACTGCACACAATAATGTTCAGTACACTAGATATCAATGGTGCGGGCAAACAGAAGGGCGGGAACACTCCGTCCCCGCCCTCCGGCGTCTCAACTGACTGGTTGCTACTCCTGCCCCAACTCGCCCCACGCCCGGACACCGTCACCGATGAGGGTGCGCAGTTCGTCCCGGTCCAATGCGACCGTGACTTCTGCTGCGTGGTTGCGGATCGTCACGGCCGCGTACGTGTCGCCGTCGACGCGCGCCCGGCAGAGTTCGATCCCGATCTGCGCGCCGGTTTCGGTGCGAATCACGCGCTCACCTTCTTCCGTCGCCGCCGCGCAGCAGCCTGCTTGCGTTGAAGGGCGCGTTTGCTCAGCTTCCGGGGCTGGTTGCGGCGCGCCGGATACCTCTCCGCGGTTTCCTGGCGGCGCGGCTGCCGGTCGCTCCTGCCGCGGATCGCAGCTACCGTTGAAAGCGCCTGCAGGTAGGCGGCCATTGTGGCGTCGTAGTCGGGGTGTTCGCGGCCCATCCAGTCCAAGCGTTCGGCGAGGTCTTCCAGCCGCTCATACGACGGGGACGTGTACCCGCCGACCGCGCTCACGCCGTCACCTCCCCGTCTCGGGCATCGGCGATGGTCTCGTAGCTGGCGACGATGTCGGTCAGCCAGTCGAGGGCGTCAGAGTTCGTCGAGGTGAAAAGCCCGGCGGCTTCCTCGTCGGTCATGCCGAGGAGTCGTGCCGCGACGTCGTCGGTGTATTCGACTCGGCCGGTGTGGAAGTCGACGGTCTGGAAGCCGTCGGTCAGCGGGTTACCGGTGCGCAGCAGACCGTGTTCACCGTGGATGCGGATGGTGTGTCCGGCGATGCAGGTCATCCATGAGGACTGGTCATGTTCGATCGGATTGCGGCGGAGGTAATCCAGGACGCCACGGGCGAGGGGGATGTTGTGGGTGGTCATCAGTTCTCCTTGATTCGGAGGGGTCGGGCGATCCAGGCGGGGACGGCGATCACGTCGCCGCATTCGCGGCAGCGGCGGGGCATGAGGATGTCGAGCTTTTTCCAGGCCATCCACACCCATCGAGGGGCGTGGAACAGCCAGGCGGATACGCCTTTCATGTCGCCCCACAGCCCTTGGCGGATTGGCGTGTACCGCCAAGGCATTACGCAGTGGCAGGCGGGGCAGCGGTGCGGCTTGTCCGTGTTCTCGCGCATGTATCGGGTCATCGTTTGTCCCGGTTTGATCGAAGTGGTTGGTAGGGGCGGCGCCCGAGAGATGTGGGGGTCGATCTCGGGCGCCGCGCTCCTCCTCCTGGCCCGGCCGCACGGCGCGCTGTCCTTGGGTGGTCACCGCGGCGGGGTCGGAGGCTTTCAGGCAGCGACCGCGAGCTTGTTGGGGTCGTGGATCGCGTACAGGAAGGCTGCCGCGACGCTGGCCGCTCTCTCCCCGAGCGCGTACTCGTCATTGGGTGGAGTCAGGGCGGTGCGGGCGATGGTGGCGAGGGTGTCGGCGGCCTCGTTCATCAGGTGGCCACTGTGTCCGGCGACGTGCACGAATTTCAGATCGGTGCGGCCCGCGATCTGGTGGGCGTACCGGACGAGGGCAGGTGTGGCGTCGCCTCGCACACGCGGGCGGAGGCTGTAGCCGCGTGGCATGCGGTCGGTGTGGCCGGCTTGCCATGAGTGGAGGTGGTCGATGGCGGCGGTGGAGTCGATGAGGAATTTGATCGCGCGTCCGGGGAAGTGTTCGATGACGAGTCCGACTGCGCGGATTTCGTTGACGAGGGAGCCGGTGCCGTGGTCACGGATTGCGGCGAGCCGTCCTCGCCCGGAGTGGCGGGTGGCGAGTCCCCAGTGGCCGTTGCGGGTGAAGTATCCGAATCCGCCGATGCCGTGTTTGTAGCTGGCGTCGGTGGCGACGATGAGCCGGGTGGACGCGCCCGCGACGCGGATGTGTCCGTGGATCCCGCGGTGGGTGTCGTAGGCGCGGCCTCGCTGGCCTGTGTGGCTGGACTGGATCACGACAGAACCTCGATGAAGAAGGAGAAGCCGTCGGGGGTGACGAGTTTGTCAGGGAAGGCGTCGAGCGGATACATCGCACCGCTATCTAGGTGCAGGCAGTCGCTTTCGCGCCGCTCGTAGACGGCTCCGGTCCTGACGGAGCAGAATCTGGTGCCGACAGGGATTGCGGTCACGCTGCCCCACGTGCGCGGCGCGGTGACGCCTTCGACCTTTGCTGGTTCGTCGCCGTCCAGGATTTCGATGCTGGTGCGGACCATCACTACGGCGGCGTGTGCCGTGAACATCTCCTGCAATCCCCAGTGCTGCAACTGCCCGGCGATGATGCCGAGCGTTTCACTGGCGTGACGCTGCTCGTGTGCGTCCCACAGCCACGCTTCGTCACCATTCGGGAAGATCACGGATTCTGGTGTACCGGTCGCCCCGGGCGGCAGGGCGCTCGCCAGTGCTCCGTTCGGGAGGCGGATGCCGTATCGGATGCGGGCGTTTTCGCTCATGCTGCGTCCCTTTCGATTTGGTCGGCGACGGCGGCGACGAGGGCGGCGGCCATGCCCTGGTTCTCCCATCGCAGGTCGTGTTCGATCGCCCGCAATCGGTCGAGCGCGGTCGAAAGCTGCTCGCGGAGGTTCTGTTCGACCGATGTCGGCTTCGGATTCGTCACGACCGATCCCCGTCCTCGCAGGTGTGGCCGTAGACCACCTGGCGGGCGTCGTTTGCGCCGAACGGGCCGTCGAGGATCAGGTCGTACGCCATGCTGGTGCGGAATCCACAAGGGGTGTGGATGAGGTGGTGGAGAGCGGACCAGCCCGAGGCGCGTGCAGCGGTCCAGTCAGCGGGCAATCTCATTGCGGCTCCTGGTGGTCGTGGAGGAACGCGTCGCACCGGTCGCGGAGTTCGGCGACTGCGGCGGTGGGGAGGTCAGCGCGGATGGCGTGGCAGGGGGTGTCGGTGAGCCCGACACGGATGGACATCAGGTCGGAGCCGTCTTCGACACCGACCTCGACGCTGTATCCGGCGTGGTCGACCAGCGGCGCGGCACCGTAGTGGGTGACACGGTGGACATCGTCATGACGGGTGATCACGCGTCGCCCCGTTCCGTCAAGCCGAGCACGACCGCGGCGAACTTCCCCTGGGACTGCTCGCCCGCGACGAACCCGAGGCTGTTGCCGATACCGGACGGAACCCACCCGGCATCGACCAAACCCTCAGCCTCGTCGCGGGTCAGCGGGCGCCGGTAGGCCGGCGAGCACAGGTGGTCCACCAGCCCCTCGCGGGTCGCGAACACCGGGGTGATCGGTGAGCCCTCGGACACCGTCTCCCACAGCTGCCAACCGTCACCTTCAGGCGGCTCGGTCGGCTCCCAGGCTTCGGCCTCGGCACGCTGACCCTCGTAGGCTTCGACACTCCCGTGCCCGTTGCATGTCGCGCACCAACCCCACTTCTCAGGCATCCCAGCTCGGCGCAGCAGGCCGTTCGTGATGGCGTACTGGTTCTGGGCGAACGGTCCGCGTTTGATCGTGCGGTTGCGTTCGTACTCGTCGTCCTTCACCAACTCCTGGGCGAACTCGACGATGTCGGCGGACGGGCGGACCACCTCGTACTCCACCATCCAGCCGCGCCGAGACAGCACGTTGTCCCGATTCACCGGCGGGTAGGGGTCGTTCGCCAGCCACGGGTGCATCGCCTTCCCGCCGGCCTGGTCGTCCAGGTCGCGGATCAGCTGATCCAGCATCAGGCCGATGCGCTCGACCCACTGGCGGGCGGGCGTCGAGCCGCGCCCGTAGCAGTCCTGGCACCGGGTCTCGTGGAACTTCTCCGGCGTCAGGTATCCCGACCACACCTTGTTCAGCGGCCAGTTGAAGTCGAGTGGCACGCGCCGCACTTCCCTGCTCACGCGGTCACCGCCTTCGCCGCGGCGGCCTGGTAGACCGCCACCGTGAGAGAGACACCCCACAGGTAGTCGTTCACCTGCTGGCAGTAGTCGCAGAGGGCGTTGATCCCGCCGAGGCCGAGAGGCTCGCTGCGGCCGATGATGTCGATGCCGATCCCAGTGGCGGGTTCCCGACACCACACGCACAGGTTGGTGGTCACGCTGCCACCGCCTCAGGAAGCGCGTACACGAGGAACCAAGCGTTGACCTTGATGTCGATGCCGGCGTCGTCGTCTACGCGGGCGTCCGCGAGGATCTCAGCGATCTTCTCCGCCGCGACACCCCAACTGAACGCCAGCTCCGCCGCGTCTCCGTCGTACCGCCAGTAGGTGACGTGAACGGCGGCCGGACGGTTGCGGTGAACATCGCACCACGTGTCCGCGAAATCGCGCGCGTCCCAGTCGATATCGAGGGTGATACGGCGGTCGCCCACCGGGAGGTTGAGGTCGGCGCGGACCCGCTCCGCGTTGACGTAGTCGTAGATGTAGTTGCTCATGGTGGGGGTGCCCTTTCTAGGCGGCGAGACCGGTGGCCAGCAGGTGGGCGGGGATGGTGACGGTGATCTGGTCGGCGTCGGACCAGGTGAGCTGGTCGACGGCTTCGATGCCGTGGTCGAGGCAGTAGATGCCGCCCGCGACGATGGCGCCGCGCCCTTGGGGGGTGCGGGTTTCGGTGAGCAGCAGCGACGGTGCGCCGCATTCGTCGCAGGTGTCGCCGAACAGGTGGTCGGCGCCGATGTGTCCGGTGACGCGGTCGTCGTTGGTGTCGAGGAGGTTTCGGACCTGTTGGGTGGTGTTCACGCGGCGACCTCCAGCGCGGATTCGGTGGCGAAGCCGCAGTAGGTGACGTACTCGCCGGTGGCGAGGTCGCGGAGGGGTTCGCAGTCCTCGTCGTGCCCGCAGGTGGGGCGGGGGTCGGTGGTGAGGGAGGTGTTCATGGGGTTCGCTTTCGTTGGTCCGGTGCCAGCCGGATTGGTCGATGTGATTTGTACTGTACTCATCGTTTTATAGTTGAGTCAACGTCTTGTACGTGTCTGTTTGCCCGGCAGTGCCCCATTCGGCCAGATATCAATTGCACTGTCATACGTTGATTCGCGTGTAAACGACGTGTACTGTCGAGCTACCTGCCTTACCGCAGGAGCCCCGCTGCCCGACCCAACCCAGGAGCACGCACATGCCTGACCAGACGCCCGTCGACGAGTTCGTCTCGCTCGCCGAGTACTGCGCCCACGTCGAGCCCGCCGCACGCCAGCGCGCCGAAGACCTGAACGCCAGCTACCAGCTGTCGCATGAGGCGCTGGCGATGCGCCACGCCCGCACGCTCTCGGCCCTGCGCACGGTGTGGGCGTCACGGCGGCGGCACCAGAAGCGGGCCAGCGACATGCTCGCCGAGGTGGGGATGCAGCCACCCGCCCAGGTGATCGAGACCCCGGAGGCCAACATGGCCGACGCGACGAGTCCGGATTGCCACCCCGATGGGCAGGTCCGCGATCTCGCGGCTGAGGTCGCTCGCCTGCGCGCCCGAATCACCGAGCTGGAGGCGCAGCAGCAGCCGCGCGTCATCACCGACCCCGAAGAGCTAGACGAGCTGCCGGTCGGGTCGGTGGTACTCGATGCCTACGGCGACGTGTGGGCGCTGGGCAGCGAGGGCTGCAAGTGGTACGCGGCCAACACGGACAGGCAGGGCTACGGCAGCGTCGAGGTGTTCACCCCCGGCAAGCCGATGACCGTCCTGCACATCCCCGCCCAGGAAGGACAGGCCGATGTCTGACCAGACACCTCGGCTGACGGCTGCCGAGCTGACCGATCTGGAGGAGCTTGCCGAGCGCGTGCCCGAGCTGGAGGTGCAGCACTGCCCAACGACGAAATTGCACCCCCGAACATTCCCGAGCCGCACCGGAAGTCCCGACATGCGACCCTACGATCAGCGCTGCCCATTCGACGACGCACACGCCCTGGTGACCCGCCGCATCCGCCAGGCCCTGCGCTACACCCGCACCCAGCTCGGCCTACCCGACGATCTCGACCTGCGAACCGCATTCGAGCTGAAGCCGGTCATCAGCGACACCTCGACGACCATGATCGGGAGCGAGCGCCGCTATCAGATCGTGCAATGGGGCGTTTTCGTCGGCGACCGATGCACCGGCTACGTCGCGGTGAGCCGCAGCGGCCAACCGCGGTTCCTGCCCTACGGCATGCCCGGCATGAACGGCCGCATCTACGACGAGACCGAGCAACACGCACACCCGATCTGGAGAAACGATGCCTGAGTACATCGCCCGCGACCCGCGCACTCCCGAGGAAAGCAGCCTCGGCGACGCGCTGCTCGAAGCTCTGGAGACGGTGCTGGAGATGCCGAGAGATCTGAAGGTGCCCACCGATCCCTTGGCCGCGATCCTGCGAGATGTCGTTGTGGCCGCGGGCTGGCGTCCGCCGGCCCGCGTCATTACCGACCTCGCCGAGCTGGACACCTTGCCGGTCGGGTCGGTGGTGATGGACAGCCCCTACCCGGAGGGGGATGTGTGCCGCCGTACTGCGGATGGTGTCTGGGAGCACCCCGGGCTCCCCGGCTGCTGCACGTCGAGGGTCTTGTCCCTGCCCGTTGTCGTGCTGTGGACGCCCCCTCAGGAAGGACAGGCCGAAGATGCACAAATCAGGGAGGGTGACCGTGGCTGACATCAATGAAGAGCTCCGTCGGGCACGGGCGCGGAGCCTGCGCCCGTGCGGCACCACGATCACCGCCACCGGCGACGACCTCACCGACGAGGAAGGCCACCCTGTGGCCTACGTCCACGCCGAGCCCGTCCGGCGTCACGCCGCCAGCGTCCAGGCCGTAGCCCGGCTGCACCAGCCGGACCCGGAAGGGTTCGTGCCGATGTGCCGGGAGTGCGGCAAGGTGGCCCCCTGCCCGACCCTGCGCGCTGTCACCGAGGAGGTGGCCGACTGATGAGCGCGCAGATCCGCGACCTGATCGCCGAGGGCCGTCACCTCTACGCCGCGGTCCTCGACAGCGGTGAGCGCCGCGTTGTCCTGTCCTCGGAGGGGGACGCCGCACCCACCACCGACCTGCTGGTGTGGGCTGGCAACAACTTTCCTGTGCTGCTCGACGCTCTCGATGAGGCCGAGGAAGCCCGCGCCCGCGCGGCCGAGCTGGAGGCGGCGCTGTCTGAGGCGAACGCTGCACGGATCCGGCACCTCGACGTCGCCGAGCAGCTGCGTGCCCGCGTCGCCGAGCTGGAGGACGAGCAGGCCAAGGTGCGCGCCCACATCGAACAGCGACCCGAGTACATCGCCGCCATCGAGGGCGGCGGATCCGAGGATGATGTCTGGCGCTGGCGCGGCGGTGCCGAAGCTCGTCGGCAGCTTTCCGAGGCGCTCGGATGGACCGTGCCGTATCAGCACGGCGAGAAGGCCGAGCCGAAGGTGGGCGACCGTGGCTGAGCGCGTCACCGACGAGCAACTAGACGACTGGATCGCGAACGCCAGCCACCCCCAGCCGGACGAGCAGCGCGCAATGGCCCATGAGCTGGTCCAGCTTCGCCAGCTCGTCCGCGACTTAACCGACCCCGACGAGTGCTGGTTCGACCACCACGGCGGCTGCCAGGCCCACGGCTATCTGTCGCTGGAACCGGGCGAGCTGTGCCCGCACGCCGAAGCGAAACAGCTGATTGCCGATTGGGACCAGGCCGGACCCGGGGAGGCCAGGCGGTGAGCGCGCCGAAGCGCATCCAGCGCAAGAGGACGAAGGGTTACCGCCTCCCGCCTGACGCGGTGTACGTCGGGCGGGGCTCGAAGTGGGGAAATCCCTTCGTCGTCGGCCAGACGCAGATCCGCGTGCCCGGCGTCGCCGCTGACTGGGAGTACGAGGGCCGCCTGCACAAGACGACCGGCCAGCGGACCTTCTACTGCACCGGCACGGACGACGCTGGGATGCCGGTCGGGTTCTGGCATGACGTGCAGCTCGCCACCCGCGAGCAGTGCGTCGAGCTGTACCGGCTGTATGCCCGGGGTCTCGACCTGGAGAACCTTGGCCGCGGCGAACCGCTCGCCCATGTCCGCGCCGAGTTGGGTGGGCGTGACCTGGCCTGCTGGTGCCCGCTCGACCAGCCCTGCCACGCGGACGTGCTGCTGGAAATCGCCAACGCCCCGGGTGCGGCGGGATGACAGCGGTGTCGCCCGCGGAGAACGGGGAGAGCGGGAGACCTCGGCGGGCCGGGATCGAGCGACGGCTGCAGTTCACGCAGTCGCCGGGGGCGGCGGTATTCGCTGACAAGCTGGCCCGGCAGACGGGCTTGCCGAAGTCGGAGCTGTACAACACGGCGATGCGGCTGTTGGAAGTTGTGTTGCCGGCGTTGGTGGATGACCGGGATCCGGTGCGGCGCTTGATTTTGCAGGATGTGGAGCCGGGGGTGCGGGCGGTGTTGGGGGACATTCTGGCGACGATTCCGCGGGGTGAGCGGTTCGGCGGGCTGCGTTGACCTGCGGTTTTGCGCCACTTGATGTAGTTGAGTCGAATCTGTTGATTCGACTGTAAACAAGGTGTACTGTTGGGTCATCGCCCGAACACGAAGGAGCCCCCGATGACCACCACGACCTACACCCGCACCCGGGCCGCCCGTAAGGCCGCCGCGCTGGCCATCCGCGCCCGCCTCGCCGGACTCCAGGCCGTGCGCCTCGTCCGCGCCCTCCACCGCCTGAACGGGTTCTGGCTGACCGATCTCCTCTCCCGCGGCGAGTTCGTCACCGTCACCACCGTTCTCACCAACCTGGGAGCTGACGCCGAGCTGATCCGCCGGTACGCCTCGCAGGCGGGCAAGGCGATCAAGCACGCCTACCTCGCCGCCTACGACGGCCGCGAGCCGGTCATGGTGTGGAAGGTCGTCAACGGCCGCCCCCGCCAGGTCGCCGCCTACCTCGCCGACGAGCCCGCCGTCCGCGAGGGCCTGGCCGCCTACGCCCGCACCGCCCACCTGGTCACCGCCCCGGCCGCCGCCTGACCCAACCACCCCGGCCGGGGCGGGTGTTCCGCCCCGGCTTCCACCGCCGAAAGGCCCCGCATGTTCGTCCACGACCTCACCGCCGACCAGTGCAGCCCGGTCGAGCTGCCCGATTGCCTCCCCCACCTCACCGCTATCGCCCTCGGCAGCGCCGGACACACGCGGGTGCCGAGCGGCTGGCACCCGGACGACGCCGACAGCACCGCGGTGTACCTGATGCTCTGGGCCGCCGTCTGACCCCTCCGCCCGCGGCCGGGCGGAACCCCCGCCCGGCCCTCCACCTCTCCTGAAGGAGCCCCCGTTGACCGATCACACCGGAATCCGCATCCGCCGCCACGACCGCGTCGCGATCTTGCCCGGCTCCCCCGCCCGCGCCAACGGGCACGAGTACGGGGATGTGCAGCTGGTGGGCCGCAAGTGGGTGCACGTCACCACCAACCAGGGCCGCACCATCCAGGTCGCCGCGCACGACTTGCACCGCATCAACCGCTGACCCACCCCCACAACCACGAGGAGCCACCGATGATGACCACCACCACCGCCACCACTCAGGAACGCATCATCGACACCCGCTTCTCGTACTACAACGACAACTGCATCCACGTAATGCGCCTCGACTTCGAAGGCGAGGCGTTCTTCTACGCGGTGAACAAGGAACTCACCTCGATCGGACCTACCCGCTCGAACCGGGTGTCGGCGCTGCTGGACGGGCGCCACTACCTCGGCCGGTTCCGGCCCGCCTGCTACTGCGTCAGCGACGCTGCCTGCACCTGCGTGCAGGCGCAGGTATGGCGCCGCTACCAGACTGCACACCCGAATGCTGGCGCAGATTCCTGACCGCCCGCCCGTGGTGGCTGGCGCCCTGCACAACGGCGTGCAGAGGGGACCAACGACGTTCCCCGCGAGCGACAGCCACCACACCCCACTATTGACGGAACCGCACCCGACCGAACAGCGTCCAAGCCATCAACACACCCGCACGACCTCCAGGAGCCCTGAATGCGTTCCGTACCTGACAGTTACATATCCGATAACTCGGCCTTCTTGCGTGAGGTGATCCAGATCCTCGACGGGACTGCCGTGAACGACCCGGCCTCTACGCCTGGTCCGGTCACACCGATAGATGCTGCGGCCGAGGCGATCATGGCGAGCTTGGTGCGGACGGCAAGGAACATGGCGCCCCACCGCCATGACCCCGAGTTCGAATCCTGGCTGTCCGGTTACAGCGAAGGCATCGAGCACGCCTTAGAGGTTCTGCGGGCCGGCGGGGAGAAGGCACGCGCGTTTCTCGAAGCGCTCGACAAGACAGACGGGGGACGTGCCGATGCCGCGTTCAGTTGATCACCTGGTTGCCGTCCGCGCATCCCGCTGGTACCGGAACGCTGACCGGTACGAGTTCTATGGCTGGTGGGACGATCTGTACGACCTGGCCAACTACGCCCGCGTGGCGATCACGACGAAGTGAAGCGTGAGCAGCATGAAGATTGTCGAATCCATAGCGTCGACCTGGGTTTTCCACCTCAGTGTAGATCCCAATGGGGTGTCGGCCCTCTGTGGCGCGCAGACGATGCCTAGCCCGGCGCTCCTTGAAAGCTGGGGAGATGTGAGCCATATCAGAGAGCGGTACTGCGCGAGGTGCGGTGCCCTAGCGGGCTTCCCGGGCGTGAAGCATGAGGCTGCGGACCCGACCGCTGGCAGGGAACTGCGATGACCGAAAAGGCTGAGCAGCCAGCTGGCCTGGAATGGCTGGCCGTGGGGGCGACTGTCGCGTTCATCTACGGCGGGCATCACGACGAGCGCGTGCGGGAGGGGGTGGTCGACCGGATCGGGAAGCGTGACGCGGTGGTCACCATTGAGGGTCGGGAGGAGAAGTTCAACATCACCCACGCCGACCGCTGCGGCGACACGTTGTGGCTGCACCGGCGCGGCAGAAGCTCGTGGGATCGTGGCGTGCACTTGGCGCCCGCCGATCACCCGGAGGTGCTGGCCATCAAGGCGGCGCGAGTCCGTGATGACGCTGCATACGAGGTGTCGCTCGCGGCCGAGGTGTTCCAGCGTCGCCGGGATGCCGCGACGGCACAGATCTTGCGTGACGCCGTGGACGCCTTCCTGAAGTTGGCCGGGGAGGGCTGATGTCGTCTCTGGTGGATCTGGCGGCTGATCGTGCCACCTGGTATGCACTCACCCGCACCGAGAAGTTGCAGCACATCACTGCCGCGCTCGATGGGCCGTGCGATGAGGTGGCGCAACAGTTCCTGTCGACGACCCCGCCGTCGGGTTGGACGTCCGCGTTGAAACGGTCGACCGCATGGCGTGAGTACGGGTTCCCCGCTGACCCCGTTGAGGGCGATGTCCATACGGCGTGGGATGGGAGCCGTTGGCGGTACACGAGTATCCCGTGGTGGAAGCAGATCGACGATGACGTCTTCCCCTTCTGACCGCCCGGACCTGACTGCGTGGCGGCGCCGGCAAGCTCTCTGTTCGTCGAATGCGGCGCAGCCGATCCCGTCCGGGAAGCAGTACGAGCGGAAACTGAAACACGAGCGAGAGAAGGAACAGCGGGGATGGCTGTTAAGGGGTACTGGGAAGCGCGGCTCGACTGTGGCTGTCAGGTGTCGCTGGACTACGCCGAGTATGCGGGTGATGCGGTGGTTGATGGTGGCCGGATCGTCGAGCCGTGCGTGCTTCATGGTGCCGCGCAGGCGCTCGCCATGCTGAACCGGGTGGAGCCCCGCGATGAGTGACCGCCCGCTGCTGTACCTGGATGTCGATGGCCCGCTGAATCCGTTCGCGGCGAAACCGCATCTGCGGCCTGCCGGGTTTGAGACGCATCGAATGATGCCGCCGACCTGGGTGGCCCAGCATAGTGACCGGCCGTTCGGGCGGATCAAGCCGTTGCGGGTGTGGCTCAACCCCGAGCATGGGCCGAAGCTGCTCGCCCTGGCGGACGTGTTCGAGTTGTGGTGGGCGACAACGTGGGAGCATGACGCCAACACGCATATCGGCCCCGAGATCGGGTTGCCCGAGTTGCCGGTGGTGGAGTGGGAGACGTCGACGCGGTTCGGGCCGGAGGGCACGTTCTTCAAGACCGCTGAACTGGTCGATCATGCCGGTGGGCGGCCGTTCGCGTGGGTGGACGACGACATCACCGAACGGGACCGGGTGTACGTCGAGCGCACGCACGGCACGGAAGCGCTGCTGCATTGGGTTGACCCGGCGAAGGGTTTGCTCGACGAGGATTTCGCTGCTCTGCGTTCGTGGGCGGCGGGCTTGGGCGTGGCAGGATCGGCGGCATGAGTGAGCAGCAGACGCCCGGCGAGGGTGAGGGCGGGCAGGTAATCGATGCGGCGCGCAGGTTCGGTCAGCAGGAGCGGCGCCGCCCGACGTTGTCGGCGGCCGAGATCGAGGCGTACAGGTCGGCGGGGTTGTCTGACGAGGACATCGCGGAGATGTTCAGCACCGATTAGGTCGCGCATGAGACCTGATGCGCACGCTTGCGTATGACACCCATACGCGCGTATGATGTTCATACACCGAGCGGGAGATGGGCCCGCACCCGAGAACCGGAGGACACCATGTTCTACCTTGCCGAAAAGCGCGTCGCGGAGCTGCTGGAGCTGGGCGTCGACCTCGACACCATCATCGCCAAGACCGGCGTGACGAAGTCCGGCGGCGAATGGCACACCCACAATCGGCGCAGCGACGACGCCCTCGACGCGCTGCTCGCCGAGGCCCACGAGCGCAAGGCGCTGCTCGACCGCATCGAGCACCTGGCCGTGGCCATCGGCGAGGACGGCCCCGCCCGCCGCGCCGGCGCCGACGCCAAGAACCCCAGCCTCGACGGGCTGCGCGCGGTCATCGAAGGCGTCGAGAAGTACGCCCGCGCCAAGGGCATCGACATCCGCACCGACGCCGAGAAGGCCGCCCCCGAGCCCACCGCTACCGACCGCCAGATCGACTACATCGTCGCCCTGCTGGAGGGCCGCGCCCGCCGCGGTGAGGGCGGCGGCTTCATGTCCACCCACGGGCTCTACAAGGCCGACGGCACCGTGGACCGCGCCGCCGTCGCCAAGATGACCCGCCGCACCGCCTCCGCGATGATCGACTCCCTCCGCGGCAACTACTGACCACCGCCCACCGGGCCGCGCTCGTTGCGCGGCCCGGTCCCATCATTGAGAGGACGCCATGTCCACACACCGCGACCCCGGCCAATACTGGTGGGTCGGTGTCGACACCGACCGGCTGCTGTCGCTGACCGGCTGGATCGGCGACACCCCCGAAGGCGAAGCCGCTTTCCTGCTGCTCTACCCCCACGCGATGGACGCCGCCGCGCGGATGCGCAAGCTCGCCGAAGTGTTGGAGCTGGCGCCCGGACCTACGAGCCCGCCTCCGGACACCCACCAGGCCGACGCCGTCGTCGACGGTGACCGGCTCACCCTGCGCCTGCCCGGCATGCAGGTCAGCATCCCGATCCACCCCGACTACGCCGCCGCAGCAGCCCGCGGCTGGGGCGTGCTCGCCGTCGGCCAGGACGGCTGGGATGGGCGCTGGTCCGGCATCGACACCTACCTGTCACGGCGCGGCTTCACCCGTATCCACCACGGCCGCATCATCATTCACGCGGGAGACCCGACATGACCACCGACACCGACACGACAGCAGCCGCGGCCGCGCGCATTCGGGCGGCCCGCGACGCAGCTGACGCCGCGCAGGCAGTGTTCGAGCAGATCGTGCGCGATGAGATCGCCGCCGACCGGATCACCGTCACCGAGACCGCGCACGCCCTCGGCGTCAAGAACCGGAAGCGGATCTACGACATCCTCGGCCGCGAGCCCGGCGAGCCGGCCGCGCCGCGGCTGACCCGCGTGGTCTACCTGCGGGCGCGTGGGTGCGGCGCACGCACCTGGACCGCGGTCGAGCAGGCGATGTGGGCGCGCGGCTGGGCTACCACCCGCCACCGCGGCACTGCCTGGCATCTCGCCCGCGGCGGGGCCACGGTCGTCCTGTGCGATTTCTCCGCGCACTTCGACGGGCTCGAAACTGACCAGGTGCTTGTGGGCCGAGTGCGCGCCCGCTACCGCGACGACGGCGACACCGACCTGCCGCTGGATGCGGGAGGGCATCGGCTCATGCCCATCCGACATGACCCGGACGTCCTGACCAAGGGCGGCACTCGTGGGGCGTGGGTGCTCGACGAGGACGCCCTGGCCCGCATCGTCGGCGTAGCGTTCGATGAGCAGTGGCGGGAAGACTGACGGCCCATTGGCCAGCAGACACGGGCCGCGGCTGATATCCTCGCCGTGTTGCTCCCCGCGGTGCGGGGATGACCCCCGTTCCGCCTTTGCACTGCAATTCGAACGGGTGCACACTTTCCCCGCGCATGCGGGGATGAGCCGAGTCTGGTTCTAGACCCTCCCCGCGCTGGCGGGGTATAGCGAACCCCCGGAGTGGTTTCCGGGGGTTCGTTTTGTTCTGGGTGAAGGCAACGCCCCGAACCTCGTGCGAAGGTTCGGGGCGTTGCGTGGGGTTATCGGTTGTCGGCGGTGTCGCTTACTGCTGACGAAACGATGATAGCGGGTATGCCGCGCCATCTCTGTCCTACTCCGCTACCGGTAGCTGGCCCCGCCTATCTGGCTTCGGAATTCGGAAGTGCTTTCTCGGCCGCAACGTTTCGACAGTGCGCCACTCGCCCGTGGGCCGCTGGAACGGCTTCAACCATCGGGTCTTGTGCCAGACCCACCGCTGGTACTCATCGGTCTTGACGTTGACCCGCGCGCCCTCATCTTTGACGATCCACCCGGTCGGGTCGGTCCAGGTGACGCCCACCCAGGGCGCCTGCTCGGCGGGGAGCTTTGCGTCGAACTCGAATTGGAGTTCGATCGGGTCCGTCTCGCAGGTCATCTTGGGGATCGGGTCGCGGCTGGGTTGCATCCTTTTCGTCGTGTTCCAGACATGGGTTTCCACCTCGTAGGCCGCGACAGCGCCGATCACGCGGATCTTCACACTGACGGTCTTCCAGCGGCCGTCGTCGATCCAAGGCGCTCGGCTCGTCGTGAATAGCCACCCCTGGATCGCTTCTTCTCGGCGCTTCAGGTAGGTGTTGTAGAGGGCGACCACCAATGCCGCGACGGCAACGGGAGGCGCCCAGGTCAGGAGCATGTACATGCGGGTGAATGCTACTTCCGCGCGCTGACACCTACGCGCACCGCAATTCCTGCTGCGCCTGCCCGCTTCATGCAGTCCCGCGTTCCTGACCACTGGTCGCCGACCGGGAAGGCAAGGCAGAGGTCCGCGCCGAGGTCGACCATGAGCTGGTTTCGGATGCCGCCGGCACAGGTGTGGTAGACGCGGCTGTCTCGCTGGCGTCGATGCGTGCAGGTTGGCCCACATGGTTGGTCCCATTTGGCGGGGTGCGGTTCGGTGGGGAGTCCGCCGCCGGTCCAGATGTCGGCGGCGATGGTGTCGGCTCCGCGCGCGGCGCCGTGGACGAGGACGATGGGGCCGGGTTGGAGATCTCGCCAGGCTCGGGCGAGCGCATCTCGAATGATCTGCCGATCGGTCCAGTTCCGGGAGCCGGTAACGAGAAGGCGACGAGCAGTCACGCCGCCTTCCCTTCGTCAGCTCTTGGCCGGCGCGTCGACGACCACTGCCTCGATGGCGGCAAGAATGTCCTCCACGCTCTCATGGCAGGGATACGCCTGCCCAGCAACGGCGAGGCCGGTCTTGTTCTGGGTCAGCGCGCTCGGTTCGATGATCGCGTCGATGCGGTCGACGTTGACCACCATCTTCACACCGTGGTCGCCGGTAACGCGGACGAATCGGGGCTTCTCTGCCCTCTCGCACATGGTTCGCTGGTGGGCTGCTGCCGACTAGCGAGGGCCATGCTATCGACGGGCACCGACATTCATCTCCGCACTGCAAACCCGAGTTCTCCCAAAACGACGTCGGCGAGTTGACAGCAGTCAATCGTGTCGCCGTCGCCGAAGGTGTCTGCCGGGATGTACACGTGCCCCGACCCAATGCTGATCGCGCCGCCGTCGAGCTGGCGCAGTATCTCCGCGACCATCAGCTTTGCGAGGTCGTCACGGCGTTGCGAGGTCGTCACGGCGTTTGCTCGTGGGGCTCGTTCCAGGCGAGGAAGCGGCACAAGTTCGTGGCCCACTCAGGCTGGTAGTCGGGATGGTCGGACCATATCGCCGCGATCACGTACAGGCTGTCGCCCTCGGCCGGCCGATCGCAGTAGCCCGGCCCGTAGTCTCCGTGAGACATCCACGGGCCCGGGTGGCCACGACACCAACGTTCAGGTCGTGCGCGTTCGAACAACTCTCGAAGCACATCGTTCTGCCGGAGTTCACGCCGCGGATCACCTGGAAGCGGATGCGGGTCAGGGTACTTCTTTCCAAACCCGGCAGGCAGCCACTGCCGAACGAACAGCACGAGGCTGTCGCTTGCGTTCTGCTGGGCAGCGGCCACACCACGCGCCCATTCTTCGTCCTCGTCGAGCCGGGCCTCGATGAACTTCTCGATGTTGCTCACGGTCGACCTCCGTTCCTTTCGGCGCTGCACATCGGGCAGATCCCCTGTGATGTCCCCGCCTCCCCAGTGGGCACGGAATCGGTGATCTCATGTCCGCCGAAGTGCCTACCGCACAGTGGGCATGGGAGCCAGAAGTAGCCGTGCGCCTGGGCGTATCGGCGGTGCACGTGGCGGGGCTCGTACGGCCACAGGGCGGCCGGGTTGAATGCCTCTAGGAACCCGTCATCGTCGAACGTCGCCTCGATGGCTTCCGCGCCCGCCAGCGCCTCGAACAGCTCATACTTCCAACCGGAGTTGCCGAACGGTCGCTTACCGCTGAACTCTTCCCCCTCATCCCATACGGTCTTGAGTAGTTCGATCAGATAGTCACGGATCGTGGATGCGTCCGCGTCGTTGTCGTCACGCATCGGGATATCGAGAACCTGCGCCCCGGAAATACTGCTCATACATCAATTGTCGAGCCGAGGTCAAACCACGAACTCGGGGAAACGTTCAGGAAAATATGCCTCTCCGCGACACTGCGGAAACCCACAATAAACCGAACGCTAGGGCCAATCATGCCAACGGTCAGGCGCCCACCGCGGCCGGTCGCGAACCTCCTGCGGCTGCTGCGGATACTCGACAGGGCCGTTGATTTTGACCGCCTTGAACCGTTCAGCGTCCGTGCGCGCCCCACACTCACACCGCCACTGCATCGGCGCATGCTCGTACTCCATCACACACACATGCACATCGACCGCAGCCGAATCATCACGAGTCATCGCCGTAGTTCTACCCCAGGATCAGCTTGTAGAACTCCGTGTAATCCGGTTCAGGCAAACCCGCCGTGATCCGTTCCTCAACCCACTTCAAAGGCACCGGCGCCAGGTCATGCGCGTCCACCCCGACATGCAGTTGCCGGCCACGCTGCTGGATCTCGGAGTGCGTGTGCCCGTGCAGTAGCCACTGGCCGACATCGACCGGCCGCCACTCGTTGTGCCGCAACACCTCCGTGTGGTCTCCGTCAGGGTCGTCCCGGTACGGGAAATTCGCCCGGTCTCGTAAAACCGCTTCACCGTTTCCGCGTCGAACGACTCGAAGAAGCGGTCAGTGGTGCGGCCATCGAACATGAAGCTGAGCCGACACAGCCACATCCCGCCCTCCGGCAGAAGCTCGACCGTGAACGAGAGGCAATCTCGCTCCCACTCCAGGCGGATCGCGCCGTTACCGCGTGCCATCGGTTCGAGATCGGCCGGCACCTGTGAGTCGAACTCGGCGACCAAGGTGTCGTAGTTCGCGAACACGACGGCTGGGATGGCTTTACTGCCAGGACCGTCCCAACCGTCTAGGAGGCGCCGCAATAGACTCAGATCCGCCATCACGCCGCCTCGTAGTCTCGGATCGCGGACTCGACCAACTCCAACGCGGCCTCGAAGTCCGAAAACTGGCCGATCTTCACCAGCGCGTCATACACAGGCGCCGCGTCCGGCTGCCGATACAACGGCAACACCACATGGTCACGCACCAGCTCGAACACCAGGTTCTCTCGCCCGTACAGGACAGCGGTGCCCCCGTCTTCGATCGCCCACCGCAGATAGACGGCAGCCTTCCGCAGATCCTCCACACCGTTCTTCTCGGCGAAGCGCCAAATATATTTGCTCGCATTGCCCGCCAGAAACGTCATATGCCGGGTGATGTCGATGCACTCACACGTGAAGCGCGACTGCGTGTAGTGGGCGGGGTGGTTGACGACGTCGGTCATGTGGCGCGTTCCTCGGGTCAGGGCCGGTCGATGTCGGGGACGATGACTTCGTGCTTGAAGATCACCCGGTAGTGGTCGGCGCTCAGTGGAGCGCGCCATCAGAGTCGCTGATTCGGTTCGAGACTGAAGAACATCACACTCGTGTACACGGGTGGCGCACCGCACTGCTTGATTGCGTCGGCGAAGATGTCTTCGAACAGCTGAGCGCGTGTACGCCCGTCCTGGGGGATGACGCCCCTGCTGGTTGCGACATTCATGCCGTTGGATGCGCTGAATTGCACTGTGATGACGTAATGCAACTGGCTCATGCTGCTTTCTCCTGACTCGGGCGCCACTCCGAGACAGCGCTCGGGTAGGTCTGCATGTGGCCGGTGTGCGGGTCGAACGGCACCTCGGCGAAGGTCTTGCGGGTCACGCGGCGGCCTCCTCGGCGAGGTGGAAGCGGAGCCGCTGGGTGGGGCCTTCCTGGCAGATCGGGTCGTTCGCGAGGAAGTGCGCGAAGGCGTCGGCGCCGAACGTCGGCGACGGGAACTGGACTTCGGGGCCGCGGGGGGAGTCGCCGGGGTTCAGCTCGTAGAGGCCGTCGCCGATCTTGTAGGCGCCGCGGCCGTTGATGCGCCCGGTCATCACCCAGAAGATGCTGTCGACGTCTCGGTACACCGGATATGTTCCGGGCGGGACGAAAACTTCGCTGCCGCGGTCGCTGTTCGCGTCGAGGGGGTAGACGCGTTCGTTGAGGATTTCGACGGTACCGACTTGGATCGGGTTCATGCGGCCTGCTCCTAGTTGTTGCGGTTGGCGCGGCGGGCTTTGCGGGCGGCACGGTTTCGGGTGCGCCGTCGGGCGACCTCGGCCTCGGGGACGGTGCCTTCGTAGATGTGTTTGCGCTGCAAACCGAGCAGGATCGCGCGGGCGTAGGTGGTTTCGAGCAGGGGTTCTCGCACAGGGGCACTCCGGTGTTGCAGGAAGGTGGCGGGGATGAGCTGGGCCAGGCCGCGGCTGCCGTCGGTGTTCACGCGTCGGTTCCCGCGGTGAGGCTGTTGGCGAGGTCGGTGGCGGTGAGTCCTTCGCCGAATCCGAAGTCGGCCCAGGTGTCGGGCTGTAGGCGTCGGCGCCCATTGGCTTCGTCGCGCAACCAGGCGAGGCCGGTCGCCCACTGCTCAGCGTGGGGCAGTTGGTACCAGGATTCTCGGTCTTCGCCCTGGTCGTCCTCGTCGTCTGCGCGTTCGACCGATTCCGGGGTCCAGGTGGTCGACCAGGGGTTCGGGAACGGGTCGCACAAGCTGTAGGACATGACGACCGGTTCGTCGTCGCGGGCTCGGAGCAGCTCGATCACTGTCTCCCAGCCCATGTCGGCACGGAACACACCATCGACGCGGGCGTCTTCGATGAGGTCGGCAAGCCATGCCCGGTCGGGGCCTTCGACGTACCCGTGGACTTCGCACTGGGCATGGATACGCGCTGCGAGGCGTATGCTGTCCCCGGACTGCTGGATGAGCGTGTTCAGCAGCAGGTGCCAGTGGTTGACGCGTTTCCCGTTGTGCACGAACGCGCCTTTGTCCTCGCCGAACGGGCCGAGCGCGAGAGACAGCATCCGGGTGTCGACGCCTTCTGCGGCCTGGTACGCCCAGCTTTCGGGGTGCAGGACACGGCGCAGGTTGAACCGACCGACGGTGCCGATCAGGTGCGCGATGCTGGTTTCGTGGGTGATGAGCCCGAAGTGGGTGCGTTCGCGACCGGAAACCTCGGCGTCGCCGCTGGGGCTGTGGAAGTAGATGCGGCTCATGCGGCGTCGACCTCGATCACGTGCGCCCCAAGCGCTTCGATGACAGCGTCGACGGACTCCCTGCACGGGAATGCGGTGTTCCCGATCAGGACCGAGGTTGGTGAGTCGTAGCACATGGACTCGTTGCGTCCGACGACGTTGATGTTGCTGGCGCGAACGTAGAAGACCTGGTCTTCGTCGTCGGTGAGTCGGAGGAACTTGTCGGTCATGCTGCTTGGTCTCCTGGGGTGAATATGAGGGATTCGAGGGTCACGCCCGCGAGGCTCGCGCGGTGGCGGAGTTCTGCCCGCACCCGCGGATCGCAACCGAGGTCGTGGATGACGAACTGGGTGGGGTCGAGGCCACGGCAACCGACTGTTTGGGTGACGATGATCGGCTGGGCGAGCCCGTTTTCGGCTGCGTACCGCCACGCGTCCGCGCGGTTGTCCGCGACGATCAGGTGCCGTCGCCGATCGTCGCGCCCGGCTGCCGCCGCGAGGAGGTCGCCGTACAGCGACCATGCTGTGGTGAGTATTTCGTCCACAGTGGGCGGTTTGGTGTGTCTCCAGTCAGATTGCTCCGGTGGTGTGAATTCGCCGTCGAATTCGCTACCGGGGCAGAGGACTTCGCTGGTGTCCTCGTTGTACCGGTAGTCCTCGTCGAGGTGACCTTGCCACCGCATTTGCCGCATGCGGGTGGTGATCGCCAAACCGTGCCAGGGCTCGCTGCACCAGGGGTGCGGGCAGTCGACTTGGTTGACGTTCCGGTCGTAGCCGCTGCGGTTCTCGTAGTTGGACATTTGCCAGTCGACGAGTTCGTCGATCTCGTCGACGATGTCGCGGTGGTCGATCGCGGGTTCGGTGCCAGTCATTCGGCACGCCTCCGCGGCTTGCTCAGCTTCTGGAACGCACTCGACACGGCCTCGGTGAATCCCTGTAGCCGATCGTGAAAAGCCACATGTGCCGCCTGATCCGCTACAAGCGCACCACACGCGAGACACGCGCCGTTCTCGAACAACTCCGGTAAGCACCGGCCAACAATCACCGCAGCGTCGATAGGCTCCGCCATCGCCTGTGACAATAGGTCCCGAACCACGCCGGAAGTGTTCGGTTCAGGGTCGGGCGGTCGCCCGTTTTCGGTCATGCATTGATTGTCTCGGCCGCGTCAACCTGGGATTTGCGACCGAGAACCGGGTCAACCGAAGGAACTGCTAGGGATGTTTGGGGCGCGCTTTCGGTCCGCGGGTAGCGGGTTCTATCCCGTGTTCGCGGGCGATTCTGCGCGTGTAGGGCTGCGTGTAGGGCGAATTCTCGGCAACATCGGCGGGGCTTTCCCCGGCGCGTAGTGCTTCGACGACCGCCTCATAAACTTCTTTCCGCGCTTCTTCCGCGCGTTTCATGATTTTTAGATACCGTTTTGTTGCTGCCTTGAGTTTGTCAAGTTCCGCCGCCACGAGGGACGATCCTAGCCGCCGAAAACCAGCCAGCTTGTTGCGCGCAAACCTAATTCGATAGCATGTATCGAAACCCAGTGTCGAATTATCGGAGCCGCTACCAGCGGGAATGAGAGGTGTCGGTGTCAGCGAATGCGGATTGCAGGCTCACGTTTCAGGTCGGGGAGAGCACGCCAGGTCAGGTCGTGTACGTCGGGTCATGCGTGACCTGCGGTCTGCCGTTGCAGGCTGGTTCGGAGGCGGACCTGCGTGCCCGGTTCGCCCAGCACGCGAGTATCGACCCGCCTCCTGCCGAGGTGCTCGCGCGGACGATTACGCCGTTCGATGTCGACTCGTTCCCGGCCTATTTTTTGAACGGCCCCGGCTATCGGGTCGCGTCGAAAACCGTGTGCCCGCACGGACGGGTATTGACGGACCCGTGTCCGGCGTGCGATTGACGAACGGGGCTTGACTTCTCGGGCGGGGCAGAGCGTCAATGGGTGCAACGAAAACGGCGGCGACGCACCCAGGAGGTAGCCATGTTATACATAGTGCGCGAGGTCGACGAATTCGGTCGCCCTTTCGAGGAGACCTGCGCGGTGGCGCCTCCCGAGTACTTCGACGACAAGGATTATGGCGGGGACGCCTTGCCCGCGGCCCGCGCGGCCTACGACGAGACCGCGGAGTTCTATCCCCGTCATTGCTGGGAGTTGCTGCGCGTCGGGTGACCCGACCGCCTGGTTGCGTGCCCCCGCTGGTCAGACCGGGCGGGGGTTTCTCGTGTCAGGCGGCGGCGTCGAGGGTGCCTTGGTCCAGGCGGCGGGCGATCAGTTCGCAGTACCGTTCCTCCAGTTCGACGCCGACCGCGCGGCGCCCGAGGTTCTGTGCGGCGACGAGGGTGGAGCCGGAGCCGGCGAACGGGTCGGCGATGACACCGTCGGGGATGCTGCGTTCGATGAGGGTTTCCATGAGCCCGATGGGTTTGGGTGTGGGGTGGCCGATCTTGCGGGACAGCGACGACATACCGACTGCGGTGCGGAGTACGGAGCCCATGCGTCGGTGTTGGCCGCGGGGCCATTTGCCCCATAGGTAGATTTCTTCGTGGGATGAGCCGAACGCGCATGTGAGGTCGCCCATGCCGGGGCCGGTGCCGTCGGTTTTGTCCCACACGAGAACGAGTTTCGGGTTCGGGGGTCGTGGGACGCGCCAGGTGCCGAAGACGAGGGCGGGGTTGTCGGGGTTGTGGTCGAACCAGCGGGTGAGGGCCTGGTCTCGAATCGTGGTGGTGTCGTCGCCGGCGATGAGGGTTTTGTGTCCGCCGTGGCCGGTGTAGCTCATGCCGTACGGCGGGTCGGTGACGAGGATGTCGGCGGTCAGCCAGTCGTCGTTGTCCAGGCAGGAGCCGTGGTAGAGGGTGACGTACGGGTCGCGGTAGTAGGGGGTGGGCAATCAGCCTCCTATTCTCGGTGTTTCGTGAGTTCGTCGTCGACGATCGCGGTGCGGATCCACAGGCCGTCGCCTTCGGTGCCGTAGCTGATGCGGACCTCGCCGGACGGGTACTGCCGGGTTTCGATCAGGGGCCGGTCGCGCCGGCCTTCGATCTGCCATGCCTGTTCCCACGCCCAGGCGACGGCGTCGGCGAAGTCGCTGAACAGGTGGGCGGTGGTGTCGGTGTGGCGGTCTTCCCAGATGACGGCCGTCAACGTGGCGGTCACGCGGTCTCCTTCGCGGGCTGGGTGAGGTGGATGTAGGTGCCGTCGAGGCCGCTGCGGGCCAGGGCGGCGGCGTCGGGTCCGCCGTAGGCGACGAGGACGGAGGGCGCGCCGGAGTTGCCGCGGGCGCGGGCGCCGTCCGGGAGGTGGAAGTGCAGCCGGCGGTGGAGGAACAGGACCGCGGTGGCGCGCGCCCAGACGAGGTCGACGAACCAGCGGGTTTCGGTGCGCGCGAACACGAGCGCGGTGCCGTGGCCGTGGTCGGCGAGTTTGCCGAGCCAGGCGGCCAGCTCGGTGTAGGGCGGGTTGAGGAAGACTCGGCCTGCCCAGTCGGCGGCTAGCCCGTTGTCGGGGGGTGCGATGTGGTGGCGGGCCGTGTCCCAGGGGCGTGGTTGGCTGGCGGCGCAGGGGTCGAGGTCGAATTCACCGAGTGCCGCGATCACACCGGGCGGGGTGAGCCACACGTTGGATCCGGCGCGGGCGGAATGGTGGCCGCCTATAGCGCGCGAGGTCATGCTACGTCCTGGGTCTGGAGACCGAGCCGTCTAGCTCGTCTGATCTGGTCGGCCACGCCGGCGAACGCGTCCGCGAGGTCACGCTCGATCCGGTCGAGCATCCTGCGAGTGGTCTCGGCCGCTTGCCTGGTTGCCGTGACGTCGACGACCGCGTCAATGATCGCGTTGTCGTCCACCAGGCCCCATAGCTTCTCGTCGATGCGGCGCTCCTCGACTGCGCGGATCAGGTCGAGAGCGCGGTTCATTTGCGGGTGGACTGCGGCAGTTTGAGCGCGGCGGAGGTCGTTGATTTCGCGGTTGGCGTGCTCCAGTTGGCGGCGTGCGTAGTTCGTCTCCGTGTGCGCCTGGGCGATCTGAGTGTGTGCCCGGTAGGTCTGCCAGCGTGCTAACCGCATCCACGCGTCAGCAGTGTTGACCGGCGACAAGGCCGGCGCTTTCCGCAGGATGGTCATGGACCGGGTGCGGCGCCCAGAAGGGGGCGCCATGATCCCCCAGTGCTCGGGGATGTCGAGTCCGTCGACCAGGGCCGGGTCGGAGACAACGAGGTACCAGCGGTCGCAGTAGCGTGCCCAGTCATCGTGTTTGGTCGGGTCGGCGAGTTCGGTTTGCACGTCCGCGCGGGTCACCTTCAGCTCGTGGCCGATGATGCCGCTGCCGCCGGAGTGAGTGAGCGGCGCGGCGATGAGGTCGGCGCGCCGGCTCGACTGTGGTGCCTGGATTTCTTTGGCGAGTAGCCAGGCGATGGGTCGATTCGGTGCGTTGTAGTGGGCGCAAAGCAGTTTCGACAGTTCACTGGCGTTCATGCTGTGGCTCCGAGACTGGTGGTGCCTTTGTGGAAGGCGGCGCGCAGGCGGATGCCGATCCAGGCGCCCACGTTGGGTGATACCGCGTTGCCGAATCCGTCGACTTGGTCGCGGGCGGCGCCCCACACGATGAAGGTGCCTTTGTGGTTGGGGAAGTCGGTGTCGAAGCCGCAGCCGCGTCCGACCTCGTGCGGTCCGAGCATGCGGAAGTAGCAGTCTTCCAACGCCAGGTCGGCGAGGGCGGCGCGCCATTCAGCGTGGTCGATCCAGCCGGAGAACATCACCGACTGCGAGGCGGAGGAGACGATGGTGCCGAACGGGTCGCTGACGGGGTGCGCCCGGTACTTCGCTTCGCTGATGTTGCCGTTGTTTTTGATCACTCCGGCGGCGGTGAGCAGGCCCGGGATCTGTTCGGAGGTGACGGTCGGCATCGCCTCGGTGTGTGTGGTCGGTCGGGTGTTCTTGCGGAACGGCAGAATCCCCGACGACACGAGACCCAGCGTTTCCGAACCGGCCTGTGTCGGAAGCGGTTCCGCTGTCGCCCGCGGGCTACCTTGGAAGTTGTTCACCGCCGCGAACAGCAGCGCCTTCTCGTACGTGGAGGTGACGGTGTCCATTGGCAGAGTGAGGTGCTTGCCGTCACCGTTGTGGCGGTGCGCCGCGATTACCGACCCGGTCGACAGGATGGCGGTCTCCTGCTGGCTGGTCTGCGTCGCCATCGGCTGCCACGGGTGCCGCTCCGTGCCGCGGACCGCCTTCGCCGGCAGCAGGATCGCCGGGAAGTCAGCGAACCGCTTACGGCACCGCTCGGCCCGTGCCATCGTCGCCGGCGCCAGCGGGCTCAACACTTCCGTGTCACCGACCTTGAACTTCTTCAGCGGCCGATCCCCGATGCGGACGCCCAGGTTGGACAGGTCGAGCGCGTACAGCGACGGCGTCATCGGCGGCACGATTTCGCGGCGGCAGCGCGGGCACCGGTAGTTGTACTGCTTCCCGTACCGCACCGAGCCCGACAGCGGCACCCCGGTCTTCCACGACCACACCGCCTCGACCGTGTCGTCACAGCTGCCGCACCACGTCAGCGGGCGATGCTCCAAGTCCGGGGCGGGCATCCGTCGATCCCAGAACACGATGTACAGGCGGTCCCGGCTCTGGGGCACTCCGAAGAACATGCTGTTCAGGTACAGCACCTTGTGGTCGTAGCCGAGGTTGCCGAACTGGCGCAACCACCACCGGTAGGTCGAGCCGTCCCCGATCTTCGGCTTACCCGGTATCGCCGGACCCCACGACGTCAGCTCGGTAGTGCACTCGACCAGGATCATCCGCGGCCGATGCTGATCGGCGTAATGCAGCACGCAATTCGCGGTCGCCCGGTCCCGCTCCGACCGCGTCACGCGTGCATCGAACTCGGGGTCTTCCAGGTCGAACAGCGACGCACCCTGCTCGTACGCCTTCTGCGTATTGGCCTGCGAATGGTTCACGCACGACACCCCCGCCACCAGCAGGTCCGCGGCGGGCAGATCCCGAGCCGAGTGGTAGTCGGCGGACTCGGGGTCGACCAGATCGGCGATCCAGTGTTCGGCGTGCGGGTGGTTCGCCTCGTGGACCTCGACTTTGTACCGCCTGTGGTTCGCGGCCATGATCGTGGTGAATCCGGCCAACTCGATGCCCTGGGTCAGTCCACCGAACCCGGAGAACAGGTCGACCGCGACGGGGTCGTCATGTCGGAACCGGCGGCGCCGTTTCGCGGGCCGGTGTTCTGCTGTGCGGTTCATGCGACCGCTCCCGTCGCGCGGGCGGGGCTGGTGTTCATTGTCAGTTCCTCGTTTTCGACCGCTGGCGCGGCGCTGGAGACGTTTTCACGCCCTCCCGAATGTCTCGGGGTGCGGCGGGCGGTTTGGGGGCTTACAGGGGGCCGTTTGACTGGACTGCGTCTAGTAGGTAACCGGACTGTGGTCCGTTTAGTGGGTGGGTTGTTGCCGGTTGCCGACGGGTCGTCCGAGGAGTCGGCTAATGCAGGGCATGGCTGTTTCGTGGCCGTGGCGGGTGCAGGTGTGGCCGGGTTGGGCTCCGCAGTCGGGGCAGTGGTCGTTGATGGCGCCGGTGATGGTGTAGGTGGTCATGCGGGCGCGGCGTTTTGGCGCTGGTGGTGTGGCGGTGCGGGTTTGGATTTGTTGGGTGATGTCGAGGACGGCTTCGGGGGTGATCCGGTAGGCGCTGGTTTTGTGGTGGATGTGGATGGCTTCTTCGACGGTGGCGCGGTCGAGGTGGCTGATGTGCTGGTGCCAGTGGGTGATGGTGTCGGCGTCGATTTCGCGCTGGTCGTATTGGCTGATCAGGTCGAGTATCGATGCGGTGTCAACCCGGTTCATGCGGCTTCGCCTCCGTGGCCGGGGGTGGGGGTGGTGAAGGCTTTTTCGGGGCCGTTGCTGGGGTTGGCGGTGAGAATTTGCCAGAGGGGTTGCAGTTGTCGGGGTGGTTGGGCGAGTTGCTTTTTGGTGGTGGTGAGTCGGGCGCGGAGCCGACTGTCTTGTTCGGGGGTGAGGGTGAGGTCGGTGGGGCGGCCGAGGGCGATTGCGCGCGAGTATCGGTGTGCTTCGTTGGGTGAGAAGCCCAGGTCTTGGAGTGCGTAGCTGGCTTCGTCCATGAGTGCGCGTTGGCCGTCGGGGAGGTCGCGGAGTGCTTCGTAGTAGGCGGTGTGGGCGTAGCGGATGATGGAGGCGGGGAGGGGCCGGTAGCCGGGGGCTTCTCGCGTGTAGGCGAGGTCGACGCCGGCGAGGAGGTCTTCGCGGCTGAGCCGGGATTCGGCGAAGAGGTTGGCCCAGGCGACGATCGCGGTTTGGGAGGGGGTGGGGAACCACAGGTCGTATCCGGAGCAGCGTTTGAGCACGTCGGCGGCGATGCTGATGTAGGTCTCGGCGGTCATGCGATGTTCTCCGTGGGGTCGCTGGACAGGATTTCCAGCAGGGGGCGGTCGTGGCGGCTGGGGAGGCGTGTGGGGGTTGTGGTGGTGGGGACGAGGCCGAGGGTGCGTTTGGCGGCTTCGGCGGCGTCGTCCCAGCCGAGGGTTTTGCGGTCGTGGTGTGTGAGCGGCTGGTGGGGTGCGTTTGCGGGTTTCGGCGTGTTGGCGCGGATGACGTCGGCGACGAGGTGCGGGAGTTGGCGGGGGCCGAGGGATTTGGTCATCCACAGGTCGAGTCCGGCTCGGATGTCGTCGGCGGCGATGCCCTGTTTGAGCATCGCGGCGGCTTCGTGGGCGAGCGCGGTTTTGGTGGCTTGCGGGAGGGCCGCGGCGACGGTTTTGACGAGTTTCCAGCCGTCGACGTCGACCCGGGTGCGGGGTTCGTCGAGCGGTGGTTCGGTTTCGCGCGCGTTGCTTACGTAAGACGCAGTAGGTACGTAAGTAGTTATTTCTTCTTCTATCTCTAACTCTGGTACGTTTCCGCTAGCCGTTTCGCTAGCAGGTGCTAGACGTTCGGTAGGCTTCCGGGCTGGTTGCTGGCGGGCGTTCTCGGCCTTCTTGAGGCCGCCTTTTCTGCCCGCTGACCTGGCTTTTTCTTTGGATGCTTCGACTTCGGCGCGGCTTTGCTGATGCTCCAGGTAGTCGTGGAAGATGACGCAGTTTTGTTCTGCGTCTTCGAAACACGCACCGGCGGCGAGAACCGCTTTTCTGTTCCGATCTGTTCCCATCTTCCGCCAGGCGGGCATGCTCACGCGGCCGTCGGTGAGGAACTCACGGCAGTGCATCCATGCCCGGATGATGAGGAACTTCTGCGCGTCGTTGAGGGCCGCGTACTTCGGGTTGCGGTCCATGTCGACGGACACGGTGATGAAGGTGCGGTTGTCTTTCGGCATGTCTAGCTGCGCGCTCCTTCTGGGCTGGTGCGGGTGCCTGCGTGGCGGCGTTGTGCGCGCGCTTTGGCGTTGGCGTCCCGGGCGCATTGGCGGCATTGGCGGTGCCCGCGGCTGTCGTAGGCCAGGTTTCCGTCGCGGTAGCGGTGCCCGTTGGGGCAGACGGGCCGTTCGGAGAGTTTGATGCCCATCGCTTTCCAGTCCGGCTGGGCGCGGGGGTCGTCGATGTCGCGGCCCTCCCACGCCAGCGGTGGCGCCGGTTTGGTGCGGAAACGCCGTGCGGTGTCGGGTTTTGGACCAGGGGTTCCCGACAGCTCCTCGTACAGGTCGCGGATCGCCGCCCACCGCGGATAGGTGATGTGCAGGCGGTTGATGGACTGGTTGAGGTTGCTGGCGTCGTTGAGTCCGAGGCGGGCGGCGAGGTCGGCTGTCGGCCAGCCGATGGCGTTGAGTGCGCGGATTCGGCGTGCGGCGCCGACGGCCAGGACGAGCTTCTGGCGGGGGTGCGGGGCGTGGGTGACAGCGAGGATTCGCTCGGCGAGCTGCACGCGTACCTGCCGTGCGACACCGTTGGCGATGGCGTGGATCGCTTGTTCGGTGCAGCCGGCTGCGGCCCCGATCATGGGGGCAGTGACGTCGAGCGTGTAGAGAGCCCAGATGTGGTCGCAGACAGGTCCGGCGGGACGGTAGACCGCGATGCCGTTGGCTTTGCGCCACCTGTACCGCTTGCTGATGAGGGTGGAGGCACTGAGACTTGTCATGCTGCTTCCTGCTGCCTTTTGCGGAGTCTCGCGCGGTGCCGGACCAATGCCCGGTCGGCGGCGCCGCGGTTGATGCCGAGCGCGTTGGCGAGTTGACGGGCGATCCACCCGTGTGCGACGGCGTGGTCGAGTACTGCGGCTCGTTCGGCGGCGGGGATGGGGCCGCGATGTTCCCCGGCGAGGATGCGGGCGACGAACACGTCGTCGACGACCGCTATGGATGGTGCCGCGGTATCGACGATCGGTGCACTGTCGGGGTGGTCGATGTCGACGTCTTCCCACGCGATCGGCGGGGCGAAGCCGCGGTCGCGGGCCTTCTTCTCCCCGGTCCTGCTCGGCCCGGGAGTGCCCGACAGTTCGTCATACACGTCGCGGACGCGAAGCCAGGTCGAGCCGTATATTCGCGTCCGCTTGGTGATTTGCGATACACCCTGCTGCGGCGTGTTGAGGTAGTCGGCGAGGTCGCGGGTGGTGTACCCGATGGCCTGCAGGGCGTGAATGCGGCGGATCGCGCCGAGCGCGGGCACCCATGTGTCGGCCTGGGCAGGGACCGGCACATGGGTCAGCGTTCGTATCCGGGCTGCGCGAGTGATCTGCACGTGTCGCTGCCCGACGTCGTCGAGGCGGATTCGGCGGATCGCGTTGTGGCTCAGGCCGCATCCTCGGCCGAGGGCGTCATCGGAGAACCCCAAGCTCGATAGCCATCGGAGGTGGTCGCGGAGCGGTTCGATGTCGACCAGGGAGGGGATCCCTTTCGCCTCGCGGAGTAGCCGCACCTTTCTGCGTTTGTACTCGCCGAGCACTGGCACCTGGCTAGAGGTTCTGATGCGGTTGACGGTCATGCTGCGTTGCTTTCGGATGGTCGGGCGATCGGCCATTCGGTACGGACGTCGTCGAATGGGCGGTCGTTTCGCCGGAGGTAATCGATGAAGCTGGCGGCTTGCTGCGCGTACCAGGCGGTTTGGGCTTCCATCAGTTCGGTGGGTGTGTATTCGGCGAGTGCGGGGTAGATGCGCGGGAGTTTCCAGGCGAGCCGGGCGGCGGCGGTGGCGTCCGCTTGGGCGTCGTGGGCGGCGTCCATTTGGACGCCGTAATGGATGCACACGGCGGAGAGCTTCCGGGAGCCGCGTCGGTACCGGTCGTACTTCTTGTCCAGCACGAACGCGTCGACCACCAGCCCTGACACAGCGAAGGAAGGGTCGTGGGTAGCCAGGACGGTGAAGTCGAAGCTTCCGTTGTACACCGCGACACACCGGCCTTCCGCCCAGCACGCGTGCAGTTCCGCCGTCACCTCGGCGATCACATCGGCGTGGGGGCGACCGTGCTTTTGGACGTATTCGTCGGTGTAGCCGTGAATCTCTGTCGCTTCGGCCGGGATGGGGATGTGCGGGTTCGCTATCCAGTTGCGGGCACGCACATCCCCGCCGTCGACTCGGATGATCGAGGCTGTCACGACTCGCGCGCTGTGCGGGTCGGCGGACGTCGTCTCCAGGTCGAATGCCGCCAGCGGCAGCTGTGTCCAGGTCACGTCTGTCGCCCGAGAGCTTCCAGGATCGTTTGGCCCGGGAGCACGTACACGGCTTTGAACCCTTCCCGCCTGTTCGCTTCCCGCAAGGCCGAGAGTTCCTGGTCACCGAAATTCATGACCTCGTAGGCGTCGCCGCCTTCCCCTTCGCGCTCGCCGGCTTGTGGGAAGACGAGCCAGGCGCCGTCCAATGGGAGGGTCATCGCCTACTCCCCCTCGGGCGCGAACATGCCGCCCTCCGCAGCGGGCGGCACGTCCTCGTAGTAGTCCGCGGGCGCGTCCTGCACATCACTGGTTGCGACAGCTTCGGCGTCGATCACGTCCGGTTCGAGACGCTGCGGGGATTCGATCGCGTCCTTGCCGAGATCGAACCGGACCGACCCGTCGTTCTCCACTGCGAGGGTGAGTTCGGTGGACATCGGCAGCATCTTCGACAGCTGCCGGATCATCGTCTTCTTGGCCATCCCGTCGAACTCGTCGACCCACGGGCCGAAAACCTTGCCTTCCTTGTTCTTGGCCGTGGCGTACCGGTCGCGGTACTTGAGCATGTCGGCGACAGTGACCGGATCGGTGATTGCCGAACCGCCGCCGCGGGTCCGACCGGCGGCGTAGTACAGCCGTGCTTCCCCGCGAGCGCCGTCGAGGTACGGCCGATGCACAAGCCTGTCTTCGACCGCGTTGTACTCCAGTTCGAAGTAGTCGTTCGCGTGCACGATTCGCGCCGAGACCGACAGGACGCGGTCAGAGCGGTAGGCCAAGTCGACCAGCCCGCGGTACCCAGCCACGAATTGCGCCTTGTACATGCGATCCTTGCGGTCCCAGAACGGCAGCACGTACGCCTGCCCGAGAACCCCCGGGCGGAGCCCGAGTTGGGCGCACGTCATGAACGCACCGAGGACGCTGAGCTGTTCGCATTGGGCGAGCTTGGGGGTGCGCTGAATCGCCGTGAAGGCGTCGCGGATCAGCTGTGTCGCTTCGGCGCCTTTCGGCATCGCCAGCGCAAACGCCTTCTCCATCTTCTGGATGGCGGCCTTCAGATCATCGTTCTTGGCGGGCGCATTTTGTTCGATGCGGTCGACGAGATTGCGGGCCATCAGGCCACCTCTTTCAGGTCAAGGGATTTCGACTGGTACTGGGCGTAGATGTCGGGGCGGTCTTCCCGCAGGGCGGCGGTGTCGAGCACCAGACGGGTGCGGTACTGCCGGTACAGGTCAGGCTCGGCTTCCCGGAACTGGGCGTCGCAGAAGCGGCCGGGCTTCAACGCCACCCACGGGGTATCACCGACGAGAATCCGGGAATGCCCGTCCAGCAGGGCGCGGATCTGGTTGCCTGCGGCGTCCTTGCGTCGCTTCGCCGCCTTCTCGGCGTCCTGCGCGGCCCGGTACTCGGCATGCAGGGCACTGATCTGCTGGCGGGTGACGTGCAGGTCGCCGCCGACGAACGGGTGCATCTGGTCGACGGCCGCGCGGTCCGCGGCCGTGCCCGTGATCGTCGGTTCGACATCAGCTAGGACGTGGTCGCGCCAGAACCGGTCACAAGCGTCGACGCACAGTTCGATCAACCGGTCGTTCCGTTCGATCCGGACGACCTCCAACCGGTTCCCGCCGATCAATCCGGCGGCATAGGCGTGGCGCGCGCCAGTCACATACATGCCGTGGTGCAACTGGACCTCGGCATGGTCGGGGATCTGCCCGTCCCACAGCGACTGCATGAACCACGCGGTGTTCTTGCATTCGAGCAGTCCGCCGTCGGACAGCAGACCGTCCGGCGAGTACAGCATGTGTGGGCGTTCGATCGAAGCGAGCGTGCCGGGGGTCTCGACGGTGAGGCCGAGACGTTCACAGGCGACTTCCCGGATGACGGGTTCGAGTCTGCGGCCCCAGAACATGGCCTCGGTGTCGATCCCGGAGTCTGCTGGAGCGCGGCGGGTCTTGCGGAGCCAGATCGTGTATGGGGAGTCCCAGTCGACGAGCCCGAGCAGACCAGACACTTCGGAGGAGCCGATACCGGCGAGACGGGCTTCGAGCCATTCAGGGCTGCCGTGCTCTGTACGCGGAAGTGCGCGGAATAGGCTGCGGTTCACAGGATCATCCCCCAGAGGGTGGCGCTCCAGTCGAGGAGCCACGCGGTCGCGCCGATGAGTGCGCCGAACGTGATGCACATCAGGTAGGCGGCAAGGACATCGACTGCACGGCGCCAGGGTTGCGGGCGGGCGTTATGGTGGTGGTTGGACATCACGGGTTCGCTTTCGTTGACGTGGTGACCTGGCCCGTTCCCCATGCCAGTGGGGGGCGGGCCTTTTGCATTGCCAACGCTACCTGTTCAGTTCAGTAAAAACAACGTAGTCGACGCAACTTCACGTACACTTTGCCGCAAGCGAGGAAGATTTGACTACCGGCGAGTCACTTCACATCGATGCTGTGACCTGCTACAACATGGATAATGTGACTGCGGGCACGCGCTGTCCGGATACTTGACTGTTCCCGATACAGTCAACTGGCGATACCATCTGTGCACGCTGTCGCGCGTCAAGCTCCCGGCGCCCGGCAGACCGACATGAAAGGTATCCGCGTGGACGAGCCCGAACACACACGATGGTGGCGATACATTGAGTCCATCATCGCTGCACGGAATCTGAACTTCCGGCAGTTCGCACTCCAAGTCGATATCTCGCCAGCCACCGCCCGCGTGTGGCGCGAAGACGGCGCCACCCCAGGCATCGACGTGATACGCCGGGTATCAGCGGTGTTCGAGCGACCGATGAGCGAAGTGCTCGTCAACGCCGGGTACGTCAGCTGGGAAGAACTAAGCCTCAGCCCGGCGCAGATCTCGCCGGCCCAGCTGGAAGAACTACCCAACGAGACACTCCTCGCCGAGGTGAAGCGGCGAATGGCCGCGCACACGCCCGCGGCCGCCGAGAACGCAGCGCACTCCACGCCTAGGCGTGGGGGAACTGCCCTCGCCGTGAAGGAAGATGGAAAGAAGACGGCGGCGGATGCGAAGACAACTCGCACCCGCCGCCGAGCCTCCGGCCGCAGTTAG